TTACTTACTCAATTCGGTAATTGTTTTCTCAAAATCTGCCAATAAAGCGGCGCGTACTTCAGCTGATGTTCCGGACAGGGAACAGGAGTATTTCTTTGTCGATTCAACATAAAGGATATTGCCGGCATAACTCGGAGCAGATGCCGATACTTGTTTGACCTGCGCTTCGATCTTCATTAATTTGTCCTTGTTGTAAGTAATGGAATAGTCAAGCCTGTAATCACCGACTACTGACTGTCCGGTTCTGATTGTATTTTCTGTGAAATCCATTTTATACCTCCTTGTTTAATTGGTTGATTATTTCTCTTTTTACAGCAGCTATGAGACGTGAGTTCTTCACCACCAGTTCCATCGCCTTGCAATACCGTTCAGGAACTTCTACTGCTTCACTTGAGTAGTAGATCTGCTTTGCCAGTTCCTCAAAACCGATATCCAGCAGGATGCTACCGTTATACATCATTTCGTTACCGACCGTTTCAGCGGTGTCGAAGGTCTGTTTACCGCCTTTGAAAGAAGTCTGCGCCTCGATTCTCTTAAAATTGATTTTCATATTCTTTTTGTTTATTATTTAGGAGTTCCAAATATTATCAGCGTAAAGAATCTAGGATAGCATTTATTATTACCCGGATCCCAAAAGATAACGTTGAAAGAGTTTGTGCTAAGACCATTATAGCTAGAGAAACAAGCTTGCCAACTTTCGCTTTCTCTTTGTCCGGTAGGAAGCACTAACGGGTAATAGTTGGTGTGGCCCAAGTCATGCGTAAACCAGTATTCTCTCGAACTGTTAAGACTAATGCCTGTTATATTTATCCCATTACCCCATCTTTTATTTATACCATAGGTTACATCATTTCCATTTCTTGTGGTAGAAATTTCAAAACATCCCAGGACCCCAGGCATGCACCAGATATCATCAGACGATGACAGCTTCCATAAGCATCCTCCAGCAGCGGCTATTGCATAATTAGCTCTTCCGCCTTTTGTCTGATCAAATTGAGTACTTCCAAACGCATTAATCTTAACAGCTATATTTTCATCGCTACCTGACGCCTGAAACATAGAAGCCGTTTCAAATCCGGCAATGCCAGGCAGACCATTGCCAAGTACCGCTTTTCTTGTCGCAGTATAAGTTTCACCCATTGATGTTCGTGTCTTTTGTGTTTCAATGCAAATAAACGCATCGCTGTTATCATAATTAGATAATCCATATCTGTCGATTTCAAAACCGCCTATGCTGCCGGACGTAGCTGTCACATTATTAAGCGTTGCGTTATTAAGCGATACGTCATTAAGTACCGCATCATTCGCTGTGATGTTATTCATCGTTATATCCCCTGCTTCATTTACAAGGAATGTATCGTTAGCTATGATGTTGCCGTTGAACCTAATCTGATCTGCGGATATCACTGCGTTCGATATCAATCTTCCTGCATCATCTTCCGTGATGAATGTACTGATTTCAGCCCTCTTTACGTATCCGTCAGCTTCGGCATGTTCAGTAAACAACTGAGTGAAACCTGATTCAGTAACAAGACCGGATGTGCTGATATTGCTGACATGACCTTCTGCGTCAAAGGTTATCTTTTTAGATAACAGTACATTGAAATCATCGTTAGTTACCAATCCGCTCGTATTAATGTTTGTGATATTACCGGAATTATCAAAATGGATTCCTTCTACAAGAGCGGCAATAGAATCCTTCGTCACTTGGATAACAGCCGTGTTTTTATCTGCCGTTTCCTGCGCACCTCTTGCGATCCCTAATGCGTTCAATGCATCCTGAGCAGCATCATACGCATCGCTGATACCTTGATTGGCTAGCCTTTTTGCCGCTTCGATGCCTTCCTCCGAATCCGTTACGGCTGCGAGTATCCGGTCACCTAAATTCTCAAGATAGGCGGTGGTAGCCGTTGAGCTAGGTTGCCAGTGTTTTATAGAGAAGGTTGTTCCTTTTGCCTTGGCAGTGATGCAGACGAGAGAGTCATTCTTATAAGAGATGCCTTCGCCGGAATAGGTCGCATTCGCCCACATATCGCCGATATCATAAACATCGGAATCCTTTGGTTGGGATACAAATACTCGTCGTTTCCCGTCAGCGGTATCCTGAGCCTTGGATGCGTCTTCCAGTGCTTTCAGCGTCAGATGGTCCGTTATATCATTCCAGCTCCATGAACTGCCATCCTTTTCGAATCTGTATCCATGTCCCGTCAGACGATTATAGAACATGTCCTGCTCATGCATGGTTTTAAGTTCATCGATAGTCCACTCGGATGCCGGCAGATTCTCCAGCGTGGGATCGTAGTCAAAGAACCACAGAGTGTATTCCTTATCCGTTTGCTCCCTGACAAGATCCATGTCCGTTTGAAGGTCATTAATAGTATCGTCTATATCTTTCCCTGTGGCCTGATTAATGAACTTAGCGGATATCTCACTTAGTACAGTATTCAGGTCGATAAGCGGTTCCGGCATCGTATAGGAGTTGATACCTTTATATATACGAATGTAGGGACCGCCGGGCGTTACACTATCCCACAGGATCGTACCCTGTCGTTCGGGGTCCGTTTTGTTGCCAAGATGTACAATGCTGTCACCTGCCAAGGGATCGTCGCTACCTGATATACAGTCACTCTTGGACAGGTCGATGAAATCATCGCCAATGCCGACAACCGCACGCCAGTAATAGTGATTTCCGCTTTTTAGATTGAATGTCTCACAGTTTGCCAAGTCATCTACGACAAACGGATTATAGATGATTCTGCCTTCCGCATCTGTGGTCCGAAAGTAACATCTCCAGAAGGTTCCTTTATCTTCTACCTTGTTACAGATGATACCGTCTGAGTTGTATTGCTTTCCTCCGACATAAGTAGCCTGATTGACTTGCAGACTCTCAACATTCAGACGTTTGCGGATATCAACGAAGTCAATGTCCAGATGATAGTTGCCTTGCTCATCCTTGTAGATACCGAAGCCGGTGCTACCGGTTGCAAAGTTGCTGGACAGTATGTCACCGACGAGCTTTATCTGTTCGAGCGTAGATGTCCCCTTCGCATTGATACCTTCAAGGAAGGTCATCAGTTTTTCGATTGTTTCGGCTATGTCTTTTCGTACATACCGATCATCATTGTCGTTGTTACTGCCGATAATGGCAAGCTTGAAATGTTTCTTACCGTCAGTTTCAGGTATTGTATCATCCTTTACTAGTTTATAAATAGTTCCATTCTCAATGACGGAAACTACTTGTCCGGCATAGGGAACATAAGGCTCCGTGTCTGTATTACGGGCATAGACACGGGCTTCTTCTAAGGTTTCCCACACGTCAGTCGAATCAATAGAATAACCATTGACACGCTTGTATCTGCCGGCGAAACTGCTCCCTTTTATATCTAGTGCCATACTCAATTCGTTTTAAAGGTGAAATTATCTGTTTCGCTGCTTGTCGTAGCCGTACTGAACACATACATCGTATATTCCAAAGGTGTACTTCCATTAGCACCTTCAACACTGATCTTTCGCGGAGTGGCAGCGGAATCCAAATCCATGAAATTATATTGGTATCTCTCCAGTGAAACATCCTTGATGGTACCGTTTGGAATACAGATAACGAAAGTCTTATAATTGCCTATTGTGAACTTGTACGATCCGGCGTCCTTATACAATCCACTGCCTGAAAGTGCCCGCACCTCGGCTGAAGTCGTAGGAACCGAATTACAAACGCCTGCAAACCATTTTCTATGTACATTCACGCTGATTTTGCTGGTCAATTCTTTCTTGGGCAACGAACCATCTTCACTCGCAGCATATATGACTGTAGCAAAATAGGTTTCTCCCTGTGTGTAATTACCTTGCAGTTGTCTCGTTGCTGTCTGTATGCCACCTACTTCCTCAGAAAAAATTAGTTTGTTGTTAGGGTTATTATCATAATAAGCTTGTTCCATAGGACCTTGACCGTTTCGATATGCTGTATAAGTGATATAGCCTTTCTGAGTACCAAATTCGACATCATTAGAAGTCGAAAGTTTCCATTCTAATTTTGCTGAAGCCTTTTGAGAAAGCATATTAATAAAGATCTCTTCCAATGTAGTACCAGAAGGAATTGTATCCCCGGTCTTTATATAGCCTACATTACTGGATGTTACATTTATAGTCTGTATTAACTTTGCGATAGTGCTTCCTCCACTAGAAGAAGAGTTCCCGCTATTAATTACTTGCTGTTTGCTCTTTTCCTTTCGGTATGTAAGAGAGTCGATCTTGTTTTCAAGCTCGCCAATACGAGAATAAGGAGCTGTTTCTCCGACAGTGTATATCGGGGAGTCATAAGGGATATCAAGGTTATATTCAAGCCCTATGATACGAGAGATACGACCTTCTTCAAAGTATGCCTTATTAATAAGGTTCACTTTCTGACCAACGGTGAAACTCCTGGCAAAGTCGGGATCTTGTTTACCCGTTTCAGGATTAATGCCATAGATATAATCCGACATCATGGTGGTATTGTAAGTAGAAGGGTCCTGTTTAAGCTCTTCAATATATTCTCTTGCCCGTTCCTCGACTTCTTTCTCTGCGTCAGGAATAAGCTTGTCGGATACGAATTGGGGATCATAGCCATAGAGAATATACGTGTCACCACCTTGATCCGTAGGATGTAAAATGTCATCAGGAAGCATTCTGCCATAATCATCATTACGCTTTATCTCGTATACCTGAGCATCCTTGTTCCATGTTCCGTCCTCTGATTTTTCAGGCTGATATTTATCGCCTCCAGCTGAATCGTAAGGATTGAATGTTACTTCAAAGTCCATGCCGGCTAGAGGACCGGATTGAAAGACTATACGCAAATCTTCTCCATCTAACCGATATTCGTTTGAGAAATGGAATCCCAGGTCCGAGTCTTTAAATCTCCATGCCAACCAATCTTTCGAAGTTTTTGTTCCATCCGGATTATCTATAGTATCAGTATATGTATGAGTTGTTACCATACCCGTCAGTTTTTCACGTCTAGGATAGATATCATCAAAAATAACGATCTGCTCTACAGCTTCCTCCTCTGTCATACCTTCATAGGCATCAATATATGGTACGCCTTCAGGCATCATCAAATGCTTGGTTACAATACCTTCGGCAGTTTGAGAACCTTTGTCATCTGAGAAATATATAGATGGGACATTACCTTTTACAATGTTGTCAATTGTGTAGGTGTCGCCAAGAGAAGCGGTAATACCTTCCGGCAAACGCAGCACATTGGCTGCTTCACCAGTAAAAAAATCTGGATTGTACACAGCATTAAATGATTTCCCTGCATTTTCACCAGAAATAAATGTTACAGAAGCGCTAGCCGATTGACTAACATTCTCTAAAGTAATATCTCCGGAAGATCCTGCAAGTACCAATGTAGAGGATATAGAAGATGGAAGCTGAAAGACAACATATAGCTTTAAATCTGTGGCTCCGCGTTCAATCTTTATGTCGCTATCAATGGTTATATTGTCTGTCAACTCCTTCTCTCGATTTTCATAGATAGTACGTACATTTCCTCCAAGACCATATACTCTCGTTACGTCATTGACTTTGTATCGGATTTGCCATCTCCAACTATATATTCCAGAAGGCAAATACTCTCTTTCAACAGGAGAACCAGCTGGATAGACCATTGTTCCTATATTGAAAGAAACGCTTTTACTATTCATTGCATAAGTACCACCGATAGGCTTGCTAGATAGCAACTCATAATTTAAGTCATTTACTCCTCCTTTTACATACCCGCTTGTTCTGACAGATGCCTTAAACTTTTCTTCGATCAGATCATCAGAAGAGAAATACTTCATATCAAGTACTCTCGATGTATCGGAAATATCACGTCCGCTTACTTGCTTGACATCAAAGATCAACTTTTTGCGATAATTAGCCGGAATATTACGTGTTGCCCCAAACGCATAAATACGAGTTGCGTATGAATCTTGGCTATCACTTCTATCCATCTTGCTGACATTCATTCCTAGTTCGAAGTCAACAGGAACGCCATCCTCGCAACGGCCAAAATGAATTACTTCTTCCTCTACCCACCACTCACATTCAAAACTCTCAGCCATTTGGTTGAGGGCATCGATCATGTTTACGTTTTCGTATGAGATCAATTTAGAAGAAGTATCTACTGTCTCATCTATTTCGCATTTAAACGTTTTGTCATGGTACTTATAACCTAGGACTTCCAAGTTCTTCAGAAACACATCCATGTGAACCTTTAAGATATCAGTAAGATTCCAGCCTGCCTCACGACTACCGCTATCAGGACTATAGAAAAACTTCTTGTTTTTCCACTTCCAATAGTAAGCATCAAGACGGAGTTCGTAGTCATAGCCACCTGTTGATGTGTTATAAGCAGGCTTATACAAGTCCACAAGTTCAAAGACGCCTAACTCGTTATCTATACCATCTCCTAACTTGAAGTGTACAGGATCATCCAATGAAAACTTCAATGTGATATAATCCTCCTTCATCAAGAGATATTTGCGCTTACTACCTTCATTAATTGGAGTAGAATAGCGTATGTTTCCGAATATGTCTTTGATATCTATCATAACATTTCCAAAGTTCGGAGATAAAAAAAGAGTGCCCAATTTTGAGCACTCACAGATACGACAATGAAATCAATGTCGTAAATTAGATATTTTCAACACGGTTGGACGGGTCAGATTCATTGAGTTTTAAGCTAAATTTGCCTATTCCTCTCATGAACTGGCTGAATTGACTGCATGATTGATAGATCGTTTTATATACAACAGCAGGTTGATACTTGGTCTTTATTTCAAGAACTCCAGTAGCTAGTTCCTCGCAGAAACTGCTATAACGAGCAAAAAATTGTTCCTCACTGGAAGCCGTTAGATTGATCTGAAGGGTTAGATTTCTCACATCTACCCTTGGATTGGCAATAACTACCCTTTTCCCATGCTCTAATCGGCTCTCATTCTCTATGAATGCTTTACTAGGGGCAGGAGTCATTAATGCAGATAATGAGGTATCATCCATGCTTATTCCCCATTCTACGTAAGCATCCTTGCCATTTATGAATAATTCTTCTTTCATTGGAATACTATCACTTCTATTTATTATTTACTATTAAATTGTTTAATTCCGCTATTTATACTATCCAACTTATTACCAAATTCATTTATGATTCTCTTCTGATATCCTGCTATATCTTCCAAATAACTGTTAGAAGAAATAGCAAGGTTCCTTATCTCTGTCAGGGTTATGCTATTATTCCCGACTGTCACTGAAATAAGGTTCATTGACACTAACATGGATAACATGGAGTTCTTTATTTCTTCATTGGATATCTGTAAAGCGGTAAAACGACCGTTAAGTTCTTCGCCTGTATCTTGAGACATGGCAGCAAATCCTTTTTGGGAAGAGGATTGAGACGCAGATTCAGATTGAGTAATATCAATCCCCGCTGTATCCTTTATTGTATTTGATATATTCTCTGCCATTCCTTGTATAGCTGGAAGTTGTTCTTCTGCGTTTTTCATTAGATCAGCCGTAAGCTTTGATACTTGTCTGTTTAGTTCGACTTCATCAATTAATCCTTTAGCATAATCATCATACGCTTTATTTATCTTACTTTGATAACTATTTTCACCCTCTCCGAATATCTTAGATAAAACAATGCTTTTCAGCATATCATTTGCAATATCCCGGAATGTATCAGAAGCGTATTCTTTAAAACTAGCTAAAGCATCTTTCCCACTATCCAGCCAATCCCAAATGCTATCCACGAAATTATCGACTAATGGCTCATATAAAGAGCTTACATATTCATGAAGCTGCTCTAAATATTCATCATACTTTTCACGAAGTTCAACTAGCGACTCTAATGTTTCCTTAGTCTGTCCTACTAATTTATCACCATATTGATTTAATATAGCATTAGCAGCTTCTTTATTGATTAACCCTTCATTATCGAATAATTCACCGAATCCATTACTCCTTGCCCACGAAACCAAATCCTCTGTCTCTTGAGAACGCCCACCAATACCACTACCAAGGAAGCCTTTTTTACGTGATCTGGTCTCTATGCGCAAGTTGTCTACTGCCGCTGTTTGCCCTTCCTTGTACTTTCGGGCAAAATCAACACCCCAAATTTTCCCATATGTATTGTCCAAAAACCAATTCCATGAATTAGTAAACCATCCACCACCGCTTTTATTCTGATAAGTAGCCTGTGATTCTTCTGCTTTATTTTTATACGCTTCCGCTACTTCATCGTGTAACTCCTTATAATCACGTAAGTTATTCAGATTATCTTCAGAGAACCAGTTAGCTTCTGCCTGCTGTGCTTCAAGTGCAGCTATACGGTACTCATTTACAGCATCGGTTAGCTTATTAATTTCTGCGACCTTTTCAGCGAATTTCTCATACTGATTATCAGCAGTTGGAAGAATTGAATTTAGTTGCTGCATAAGCTGAATACCTGCTGATATAATTCCCAATATGACAGATGCTTTTTCTACTGCGGACATAGCATCTGCGCCAGTTTTAGCAACTTTAGTTATACCATCAATTGTTCCAGTAGTAAATAAAGCGACATCGCCAATCAAAGAAATTATTTCGCCGGATGTACCACTAATACTATTACCTATTCCTTTTACTGCATTCGCAAGTTCGTCAACTTTTTCTTTTGCTGTTTTTTCCGCTTTAACAAAGTTGTTATTAGCTTTTTGAGACTTATCTTTGGCCGCATTATATCGCTTTAAGGCTTCGGCAGCAGAAAGATAAGTAGTATCAATTTTTCCTGTTTTTTTATTAAGAGTTGTACCTGATGCTACCTTTTCGCCCGAATTTACCTTATCTAGAGTTTTTTTTGCTTCAACAAGTTCCTTCTCTGCTTGTTGCAATGTTTTTAGATTGTCCGCTAATGCTTGAAAAGGATTTCTATTATCCAACTCATCTATTATTTGCTGAATAGTAGATGTATATTCTCGTAATTCTTCGGGATTAAGGACCGTCGCCGCAGCTCTTTTAACCTTTTCTAATTGATCTAGCAGAGACTTAAGTGTTTCCGAAGAAGTATTCTTCAAATCCTCAAATGCACGTACATACTCCGGTGACTTTTTCAAAATATCAAAATCATGCTGCATCAGTTCCTTTCCTTTGTCGGAGATAGCTTTAGCTATGGAACGGTCTATTTTGGAAACTTCATTGGTATCTCCAGCCTTCTCAGCTTTTTCACGAGCCTTTCGCAGCAAAGTGATGTCGTCGTTAAACTGTTTTTCAATAGCCAGCCGTTGATCTGCATATGATTGATACTGTTTCAACAATGGCTTATACCAGTCAATAGCCTGTCTTTTCTGTTCATTCCCTATTATAGAATCAAAAGCAGATGTATCTACTTTCACCGCAGTCGCATCAAACGTTTGCTTCTCATAATCCTTTCGCTGCTTCGCCCGTAGATTTTCCTGTTCGTCAAAGGCTTTTTGCTGAAGTTCGATCTCCGTCCGAATGTAATCTTCCCTCTGACGTTCTAAATCCTGTATTTCCTTCTTGTTGTCTAGATCTCTTTGTCTACGTATCTTATCTGCTCCCTCTGCTATGGTATCAATATAAGACTGAATATTCTGATTTTCCAAATCTTCATCTCTACGTTTCCTTTCAAGTTTTTGCTTATCCAAAAGTTCGGAGATTTTCTTTTGCTGATCTACAATAGAGTTATGCTCCTTCGGATTATTAATTTCTTTGCCCGTTATTTTTTTATATATGCCAGCTATTTTGTTTACCTCTGTTTCTGCGTCATTGATCTCTTTCTGTGTTGCCTTAGAATTGTATTTCCTTAATACTTTTAACTGATTCTGTGCATTAACATAGTCAGACTTTAATTGAGTAATTCGCTCTCCAATGGTTAATCGCCCTTCTTCTATTATCTTATCTGGACTAAAAAAAGAGCTAAATAATGCACTTATCTTTTGAGAGAAAGTAGTAGTATTGTCTTTCATTTTATCCAATAAAGACTCATATCCTTTTGATATATTTTTAGCAAAGGAATCGAAATTATTCTTCCCTCGATCTAATCCAGTCATCATTTTATAGGTATAATCATCAACTAGATTTTCGGCATTTTTAGTGCTTTTTATTCTCGCATTATCTAATATTTTAGATCCCTCTTCTTCCGATTTAGCAGCTAGTGCGTAACCTTCTTTTATTTTTTTTGCAATCTCATCATATTTATATTGAGCAGCAGCAATAGCAGAATTCTTTCGTTCTTCTGCTGATATATAAATACCTCCACTAGAAAAATCTTCAAACTTTAGTTTTTTTGTTGCTTCGATATTACGTTCGGCTTCAACTAATGCCCTTATATTTTCTTCTTGTTGTTTTATATATTGTGCAGCTTTAGCCCTTTCGATCATCGCACTAATAAACGCACCTTTATTATTATTCAGGAGGTTTTCTGCATCTACTACATCAAGAATAGACAATCCTAGCTCATTAAATGCCTTTTTGTTGTCTTCAATAAACTTCTTTTTAGCCACCAAGTTATCTCCAAGCCTATTCCATTTAATAGAGAGTTCCTCTACTTTAGCAATCGGAGTAACGGCCGTTTCAGCAACAGATTTATTAAATTCTTCCAATTCTTTACGAGCTCTCTTGTTTGCATCAATAAGTAGCCATACTCCTCCAACAACAGTTGCTATTGCAGTAAACAGCAACACGTAAGGATTTGCTTTCGCCACAAGATTAAACGCTTTTTGAGCAGTAACTTCGCTCCGCGTTAACGCAATATTAGTAGCCTTAGCTTTATTCTCTAACGCCATAGATGCAATAATAGCTTTACGACGGACATTCTCAATTGCGAGCATCACGGTATTGGATTTCTTAAGCATTCCATAAGTTCCTTCCAACCCGACAACTATCCCCATCAATGATTGAATCTTAGTCTGCAATTCAGCCATCTTTTCACTCTTATCATTAAACAAGCCCATAACACCAACAACCAAACTTGCAGATGTAGCAGCACCTGACAAACCGGCTTTTAGTGTAGCAAGACCTTTGTTAGGATTAGCAAGAAACTCCATTTCAGCATTTACAAGCTTCATTTGCAAACGCATTTTGCCTAGCTCCTCCCCTGCCTGTTGATATTGTATCGTATTTTGCATTCCAGAAGCACGCATCTGAATTAGCTGTTCACGGGCATCCATGATAAGAGTACGCGTTCTTAAGTGTTTTGCGTTTCCCTGTTCAATAACTGTATTAAGCTCGGTTTGTCTCTTTCTTTGTTCTGATATCTGAGAGGCTATTTCTTTACTTTTTTGAATTACATCATCAAGTTGTGGTTTAAATCGTTCTAATTCACTTGATATCAATGCAGTGGCTCCATCACCTATTTGAACACGAGTGAGTCCTTTGCCTTTAGCTGTGTACAACCTATCCAGAATGGACTTATAGGATGCAATTTGTGACGCTAGTTTATCATAGTATTTAATATTCTCATTCAAATCCTTAGTCAAGTCTTTTAACTCCACCTTTGCTTTTTTCACAGAATCAGAAGAAGAGTTTGTAGCCTGCTTATATTGCTCGATAGCAGTTACATTATTTGATTTGATAGCTGTAGCAAGTTTATTCCATTCTTCTTGCTGTGTCCGAATCTCCTCTCTTTGTTTTTCTAATTCTGCCGTCAATTCTGCATTCTTGGAGCGCAATTCATCTAATTGCTGTACAGAAACGCCATCTGATTTTACAGAAGGGGCACTTAACTCAACTTTTCCAATCTGGAGCATAGAAGCCATCACTTCTATTTTATCTAATAAGCTATCAAAATATTTATTGAGATTAGTACACATCTTCAATACTTCTGAATCGAATCCTTCCAAACGTTTGCCTTCTTCTTCTATAATTCTTGCAGCTTCTCTAATTCCCTTCTTTATTTCTTCTGTTTTTTTAAGGAAATCAGAATTATTTGCCGTAATATCAAAATTCAACCCTGCCATATATTTTTATTTTAATTAATGTTCAAAATTAACCACTCTCCCACTATCTCTACTAAAATCGCTTATTCAATATCCAACAATAGCCTTAATGTTGGATATTTCCTCAAAAATAGATACTCAATAGCTTTTCTGTGAGTTTTTTCAGCTCAAAGACTTCACCATTAGTCCATTGTGAAATATATGATAAAAATAGAATGAATGAGGTGATTTTGCTATTTTCGAGATTACAGATACACGACATTGGAAAGATTGTCGTGATAAAATTTGACGGAATGGGATTTCTTTGTAGTTTTGTGAAATGTTTAACTTAAAAAATAACAATCATGGAAGACATGCAAAATCTTATTGGATGGATAATAATCATCTTTGGTATTCTCCAAATTATCCTCTTTTTCAAAATATGGGTAATGACAGACAATGTAAAAAGAATAAAAAGCAATCTAATTAATAATGCAGATACTTCATTTGAAGCTGCACAAAAAGAAATTATATTTGGACATCCTGATAAGGCGTTTGAAATTTATAACAAATGCTATGTAAATGATGTTGCAAGATTACATAAAGAAACTAAAAATGCGGGAATGAATTCAGAACCAGCAAAAGACACTTATGAGATAAAATATAAAGAAAAATGTCAAGCATACGAAAAAGAATTAGCTAAGTTAGGCAATAAGTATATTATTGATTTCTCCCGTTTTGATTCTTTTGATAAAATAAATGAAATCATGTCATAACAAATAAAGGGGGCCCCACACTCAGAAACATTTGCTTCAACATCAAATATGAACAATAAAGCCGGAGTTTAATGCTCCGGCTTTTATTATGTAAATTTTGGTAGAAAAATGGATATTGATAAGTTTAATTTGAAAACAAAATCGGTCTTGTATTGGGAAAGAATTACTGGAGCGCAATCTATCTGCTTGATTTATATCTATCTACCATTCCTCATACTTGTATTTTCCAAAAGCACCTTCTCTTTTAAAAACTTTGTCTATTGTCAAATCATTCTGAATATTAAAAATCTTAGATGTAATTCTTTTTGCAGCCATTAGTTCGGCATCAAGCTTAATAGCAATAACGTATTTCCCTTCTTTTGGAAAGCCGTATGGTACTAAATCGGGAAGTTCACTCCAATTAATTACTAATTGAACTTTATTTTGGGAATTTTTATCGAAATAAATAGTCTTTATTGGATGAACCATTTTACCTTCTGTACCTTTTAGGGACATTGACATAAAATTTGGTTCAATATCTTCTATATTAATATTTTCTATAAAATAAATACAAGCTTCCCCCGAAGGGCTATCTCCATCTGTGTCATAAGAGATGTTTAAAATAACTTTTTCAATATTTGATATTTCCTTATTGTCATCATCTGTACAACCAATTAATACAAAAGATAAAATAAAAGATAAAAATATTAGTCTTCTCATCATCGTGTATTTTTAACATTAAACAATACACAAATGTAGAAACAATATTTAACTACTCAACTATATTTCTTGCTTTTCTTTGATTTCAGACACAATTTTCCCCAATGCGCCTAAAATAAAGTGATGCGCACGTCATTAAGTTGACGTGCGCATTATTCTTTAGTTTGCATGAAGTCCACTTACATACATATATGCCTGTTTGGTGTCTTTTCTGAATTTGGAACTTTGGTCGTAGTAATCGGAAATGTTCTTCATGTTATCGGAAATAGTAGTCTTGGCATCCAAGCCAAACGAATTACCAAGAATGACTCTAAGTCCATGCTTCATTTTCTTACCTGCCAAAGCTTTTGGATCGAATAGAGATATAGCCACAAACAAAAACACCTTTCTCTCATAGACCGAAAGCGTATCTTTAGCAATCAGCATCTTGTACTTGTCAAGCAATAACGGTATTTGCTTTATATCGCTTAAAATAGGTTTCCCAAGTGACTTTACTCTCGTTTTTAAATCGTCCTCTTCCTGTAAGGTGATTTTTAACTCTGACACATTACCAAATAAGGAAGCCTCTTTGTTTGCCCGGAAGAGACTATGAATAAACTCTCTGCCCTTTTGAGTCCAAACAGTGCTGACGTATGAACGAGTTTCATCATCTATTATTTCGGTGTACGTTTGAGTATCAGTATATCCCATATTCTGATATTTAGCAGTTAGAACCCACGTTTGACCTACCTTATATTGAATACCCATTTCTTTCAGTTTTCTGTTAAGGGTGACAGCAGACATTCCAAGTTCTTTAGCAATAACAGTAGTAGAAACTGTATTCTTAGCCATGAGAGTACGATCATAATAATCTGCTTTAGGTGCCACAATTTTTAAATGTTCAGACTGGATTTCTTATTGAATTAAAATCGTTCTATCAAATCTCTGTTCATCAATCAATTCAGGAACACCCGAAGTTAAATCCCAAAGCCGGTATTCCTCAAACATTCGAGTTTCCGGATTCATCTTTAGTGTCAATCTTCCAATCTTTATAGTTGTTTCCTTTTTTGGAAAAAACACATCAGTACCTCGAATAGTAAGTCCCCATCGGGTAATGGCTTTTGTTTTTGGCTCAAACATATTGGCTCCTTTCTTTCTTCATTTTAATCACCACAATATTGAGAACCCATATAGCCTTTGCTGTTTGAATTGTAGCAGTCAAACCAGGTTAAGTTATCCGATTGTGCCGGTTGGTTCTTTCTCTCGTTATGAGCCGTCCAGCTTGCCTCAATCATAGCCTGTAACTTAGCTTCTTTTTCAGCACGTACCTTAGCAGCATCTTTTGCCCAACGCCAAGCAGCTTGAAGACATTCGCCCCAAGAGCGACCTTTTCTTTGATACTCATTATTATATAATCTATGAGCGTCTTTCATGATCTGGGATAGGTTGTAGCGTTTCATAATTGTATGTTTTAAGAATGATTATATTTGTTATATCGTTTTCGATATTACAAATATACTGCAAGCAATATAACAAATACTACTTTTAAAGTTAAAATATACTAATAACAATATAATTTAATCGTTTTTTATCCTAAATACAATATATTCCTTATATTTGCGGTATATTAAATAAGATATAATATGAGTTTAAGATTGAAAGACATTTTGAAAGACAGAAATGAGTCTATAAGTGCGTTTGCTTCTAAAGTAGGTATCACGCAAGCTAATATGAGTAATATCGTTAATGGGAAATCAAGTCCGACTCTTGATACTTTGGAGCGTATAGCTAATTCCCTTAATATTCCTATCACTGAGTTATTCACCTCAAATTCTCAGGAGCTATGCGGGCATGTAGAATATAAAGGTATAATTTACCGAATCAACTCTTTCGATGATTTAAAGAAGGTTCTTAAAATGAAGGAGGAATAAGAGTATGGAATTATATCGTTTAGAGGTTAACCCAAAGGAGATTGGAGTAGAAGTAGACACATTAACTAGAAATAACATCCGCCGAAGCCCACATTATCAGAGGCTCTATAATATCATGGAAGAAATAGCAGAATATTCAATACAAAATGGCTTATTACTTGGAAAAGCCATTAATGATATATATACAATGCATATAAATAAATTCGGTAAATGCATATTAAATCCTTCTGATCCAATACAAATAAATTGTATTTGGCCCACAGTCTATGAAATGTGCCGTCCTTCCTCAATAGAAGTAAAAGGTACAGAATGTTCGTATTTTTTCTTAGAAAAAGAAAATTGCAAATATTTCAAGAGTTATCCAGGAATGAAATATTCACAATTATGCAAAGTTGAAATCATTGAGGAATATCATAGTTTTATTGGAGATATGATGTGGCTTGAAAATATAAATACATCTACAGTAAGAGCTATTGATATTAAAATAGCCGCAGATCATTATTGGAATGGAGACATGACAAATTTACCCATAAAAGAAGTGCTATTTCAAGGCAAATATAAATTAACTCCACTTCCCTAAGAATGCAACAATGAAGAAAGAAAAAGCTATAGAACTTGTTACCAATCAACAAGGCAGAATAGAAGATATTAAACCATTTGCTGAATCAAGCAAAGATTTTCAAATTTGGAGAGAGCAAACTAAAGCAGTGATAAAAGCTGTTTTTGGAATCGATTCCGATTACTATAAAAGATTTAATAAGCAATCTTTTAATCCTAACTCATCTAGTGTTCGAGTAATTGTAGGAGATGAACTATCACCCGAATTTTCCTCTGAAGAAAAAAGAAAAACATATCTTCACGGATTAGAATGTTGTGATACTATGATGTCGGGAATGATTACAGAAATCAACACTTGGGAAGATGACAAGGATGACGTCATAAACGTAGAACATGCCATTAATGTAGTACAGAAAATATGTAACCGCTTTCATCAAGTAGCTCGTCAAGTAAGGCAACGCCATAGTAATCGAAAGACTATTGAAATTGAAGATGAATATGATGTACAAGATTTACTTCATGCCCTATTGAAAGTAGATTTTGATGATGTACGTGCTGAAGAATGGACACCAAGTTATGCTGGTAGTGCTTCCCGTATGGACTTCCTTCTCAAACAAGAGCAAATTGTTATTGAGGTAAAGAAAACTCGAAAAGGCTTAGTAGCAAAAGAGGTTGGCGAACAGTTAATGATCGATATAGAAAGGTATACTGCGCATCCCGATTGCCAAACTCTAGTTTGTTTCGTCTATGACCCAGAAAGTAGAGTTGCTAATCCTATTGGAATAGAAAACGATTTAAAAAGAAAAACAAACAATTTAAATGTCATCATTATAATAACACCCAAATAACATACAAACGCCCCATCCCGTCGCCAAACAGAGGATGGAGCGTTTAACAACAAGCTTCAATACTATGAAATTATATAAATACAGAGCTGATATATATAGAGATTTGTTGACTCTTGTCAATAATCAAATATATGCGCCAACCGTACAGAATCTTAATGATCCAGCCGAGACTATAGTCAATGATAGTAAGATGTATGAAGTTTTTAATCTCATGGAGAAAAGTGGACTTCCTATAAATATAGCAAAAGATAATTATGCAAAGATAATAGCACAAGCAAGAACTGAATTGGGAATATTCTCTTTAAGTAAAACAGTCGTTAACGAATTACTATGGGCATATTACACTAATGGACATAAAGGCTTTTGTATTGAATATGATTCTGAACAGCTACAAAGGTCTTTATCAAATGGACATTTGCACAGCGTTTTAAATGTTCAATATAAAAATGATACCCCAGAATTTTCAATGAATAGCATAACTAACAATTTAGTAGATGATACACAATTTATAAAATGCTTAATCGCAACTAAATCAATGGCATGGGAACGTGAAGAAGAAATTAGAATAACTTTATATTCCTCTGGCTTATTTGAAATATCACCCGAATCTGTCACTGGAATATATTTTGGTCTTCGAATGCCTGATTCAGACAAAGAACTGATAAAAAACACCTTGAAAGGTCGAAATATAAAATATTATCAAATGAAGCTAAAGCCTAATAGCTATCTATTAGAAGCTGAGTTAATTAAATAAAGTACTAAATTTAAGATGGAGGAATAAAAAACACATTACTATGAAAACAGCATATACAGCAAATGGTACTTTCCCTGGAACTCCGTTAGTGGGAGACAATAGCTTTGCAAAACTATACCATTATACCAATCTTGATTCATTTATAAAAATATGGGAGAATCAAACTTTAAAATTCGGTGTTATATCAGGAGTTAATGATATTAATGAATATAGTAAGCGAATTTCAACTTCATTATACAATGGCACGTTAATAGAAATTGGACAAATAATTCGTATAGCAGCCGAAATCATAAACTCATACAAACAAATAAGTTTCACTAAAGATTATGATTCTTATATAAAAGGGTGTATGTCGCCAATGATGTGGGGGCATTATGGAGCGAAGGGAAAAGGTGTTTGTATAGAATTAGATTACAACAAGATACATTTTGATGATAAAATGTACCGGAAAAGTATTATATACTCTAATTTAATTAAGAACGCAATTGAAATACCTATATTGGTAAATGACAAATCAACAATTGAAGAATATATAATCAAAGAACTTGATAATATATTTTTTACAAAAACATCAGATTGGATTGGAGAAAATGAATTCAGGGTTGTAAGTAATGTCTATGATTATTTAGATATAAAAAATGCAATAACTAATGTTTATGTAACTGATTATTGTAGTGATACATGTATTAAAGTTGAAAAGTTAGTAAACGACCAAGTTCCAGTCAGTTTTTTACATTACATCGGTACTGGAAGTGGATGGAGGTTACCTGTACTCACAGATATAAAAAGTGCTCGTGAACAAGAACTCAAATCTCGCAATAACCCAAATAATGTATTGAATTTAATATAGTTTTAATCACCAAACGCCCCATACAGTCGCCAAACTAAGTATGGAGCATTAAAAATAACATCAAAACATAAATACTATGGAAGATTACATAAAAGAAACTTTAATAGCTTCACCTTATCCGTTTTGGCTAACAGTGCTTATATTTGCTCTAGTAACCGGACTGGTGCAATGTATAGTTTTCTATTTTAAAGAAAAAGGGAAAAACCTTGCAACAAAACAGGATATAAAAGACATAACTGATAGTATAAAATCAGTAGAATCTAAATATGACAGTTCATTAGAGGCATTTAAAATGGAATTACTTAATGAACACGAGTTTTCAAAATCACTTTTTGAAATATGTAATAATTTAGACAAGGATCTAATAAATCATCTAATCAAATGTAAAAAAGATATTGAAAAGGATGGAAGCTATGATTCACAAGGAAAATATGGACATGCCATTAAATCTATCACCGATTTAGGAGATTTTCTACATAGTTACGAATCTAGATATTCAAATTTAAAGGACTTCAACAAACTGATAAAAGAATGCGATAATATGCATGGCGTCTATATTGATTTAGATAGTAAAGAAGCAATTCAACGTACAAACTATCGTTCTGTAACAGAGAAAGCTCTAAAGTATATAAAAAACATACTTAAAACAATAATTCCACCAATCAAAGTTAGTAGCGTAAAACAGCCGGAGCACTAAACTCCGGCTTTAGTTATGCCCTAATCCAACACAAAGGCGACTTCTAAAAACAACCACAATAGAGGCATTGGAGAAAATTGTGGCTGAAATCAAAGAAAAGCAGGAAAATAGTTGATTAGTTAAAAATAGTATATACATTTGTGTATTGTTTAATATTTAAAAACACACGATTATGGGATGGGTTCTTTTTCTTATATTTTTATGTATCATATCTTTTATGGCAGGATGGACTACATTAGGATGGATTTTTGTCGCATTTTTCGTTGTTGCTGGAATTGCTCTTATATGGGCAAGTAACGAAAATCAAAAGAAGCAAGAAGAACTAAAACAGTTAAACGAAAAAGTGGCTATTAAAAGAAAGGCTGAGAAAGAAGCTAAAATCCCTGTTTACAATGCCTCTCGTAACGATCTTATATCCAAATATGGAGAGCCTGATAAGACTTTTATTTTTGAAGAACTTAATCTTCAGAAAGAAATAATTGTATTTGGAAAGGTAAATCGCATTTGGCTCTTAGGTAAAGACTTACCAATGAGCGATATACTAAGTTGTACTTTCAACGACAATCAACGTATAGTAAAAGGAAATGTTTCTTATGAAACCAAAACAAGTACAGGCAATATGGCTAAACGTGCGATTGTTGGAGGTGTCTTAACCGGTGGCGTTGGTGCTGTTGTTGGTGGAGCTACTGCGAGAAAAGAAACCACCGTTAAGCAAGAGAATGACAAAATTATACATGACTACACTGTGATTATTAATATAAATAGCTTATCAGAACCGATAGTAAAAATTCCTTTGGGAACAGATGGAGCAAAAGTAAATGAAATTGTAGGGCTTATGAATGTTATTATTAGCAGAAAAAAATAGTTATACAACCTTCTTACGACGAAGTAGTCGGAGTCATCCGAATCGGCAATAATACTCATGTAGTGAATAGTAAGGAGGATATTAAGAAACTGGCGGAGAAACTTTAAAAATTAGAATAGGAGGTTATTATGGCGGAAAAGAAAATACTAAAATCGAAATATTCCGGAGAAATCGAGTTAAACGGTATAAAAATTTCATGTGCCGTATTAGAAGACGGAACAAGAGTATTGGTAAATAGAAGTCTTGCGAATGCGTTAGGTATAAAAGGAGGAGGCGCTTACTGGAAGAAGAAAAAAGAAGAAGGAACTCTCCTTCCTGAATATTTGTCAGCTAAATATTTAGAACCATACATCTCAGATGAATTAAGAGGAATCATCTCAAAACCAATACCTTATATAAACTCTGCAAATAATAATTCAGAAGGAGTACCTGCTACTTTATTGGCTGATATTTGTGATGTATATGTAAAAGCAGCACAAGGAGGCGCTTTCGCTGATAATCAGGAAGTTCCGCAAAATGCTTACAAAATCTTACTAGGATTCTCTAAGGTTGGTATTGTCGCTTTAGTCGATGAAGCAACCGGTTATCAATATGACCGTGAGAAGGACGAACTTCAAAAAATTCTCAAAGCATACATTGCAGAGGATTTACTTCCGTGGCAAAAACGTTTCCCTGATATATATTATAAAGAGCTATTTCGATTGAATGGCTGGGACTTTACTGTAAATGGAATAAAGAAAAGACCTGGAGTTATCGGTAAATGGACAAATTCTATCATCTATGAAGAACTCCCCAATGGCGTACTTGATAAGTTGAAAGAAGTAACTCCCAAAAGTGAATTAGGAAATAGAACTGAAAGATATCATCAATATCTAACACTTGACGTCGGAGAACCAAATCTTGAAAAGCAGATCAATAAGGTTATCACACTCTTTCAAGTATCCGACAATATGAAACAATTCTGGGACAACTTTAAGAAGATGAAAATGCGCCAGATTGGACAAATGGAGTTACCATTTGATTTTGACGAGAATGGACATACAAAAGATTAATCACTTGCCCCAAGTGTGGTACTAAATTTAAGATGGAGGAATAAGAATATGGAAAATACAACTTCACTTTATGATAATATCGTTTCTTATATTTTAGAGAATCAAACAATAATATCATCATTAACATCATCTTTAATAGCCTCATTAATAGCCGTTTATGCACTGAAATATTTTCACAAATATTTTTTGAAATATACAATAAAAAAAGATTTAGATAAGCTGCTTTATCAGGAAAAAAGCTTAAATGACGAAGTTCACGATTTGGAAATTAAACTTGAATCCGAACGCAATAAAATCAATAGCGAACAAATTTCATCCGAAGAAAAAAAGCAAATACAAAACGATATCAACTCCATCAATAATCAGCTATTTTTAATCAAAAATATTCTTGAGGAAAATAAAGAAAAAGATTATCACATAAAATTATTAAATGATAAAATTCGAGATGCATTTAAAGGTATTAAGGAAGTTAACAATACTATCGAACGAGAATATGAGAGGCTCAATAAATTATACTTATTATATAAAATTATTTCTATAGGTATATTTATCTTTTTAATTATTATTATTACATGCATATGTTATAAAATCAACTCTGTTAATACATATCCCAATATCACTCAATACCTCCCCCTAATGCTACCTATACCAATAGCATTAGGATTGCTTTATGGATTTATAACCCAAATGAACAGAGCGCAAATTCAGATGGTTCAAATAGCAAAGGAAATACGTGAGATAAATTATACAGAGGAATTAATGCTAGCAACCAATACGCTGGCAAAAGATATAGATGAAGGAACTGAAAAAGTAAATAATGCAATAGATAAGCTATTGGAAAAAAATATAAACTCAGATTCAAATGTTCCTCAAAGTATGGAATCACTTAGTAAAATCATTGAGAAAGAAGGAAGTGTAAATATTATCGTTGACATTTTGAAGAATGCAATAAAAGTTTTAGAGAAGGGTAAAGAGCGTTAATTTATTTCATTCAAACGCCCCATACAGTCGCCAAACTGAGTATGGAGCGTTAAAATAATAGTTACCAGGTATTGAAACTCTGGTAACTTTTTTATTATCTACTCATTTCTCTTTCAATTATTTGATTTGTCAAAATTTATAAGTATGTTTGCGGATAAATTAATAAAAACAGGAGGTAATATTATGAGTAATTTTAGTTTTATGAATGGGACAAAAGAATACATCCATAAAAAAGCTGAATCATTTTTGAAAAACAATGGAGTTGATATATCATTGGATGATATAAGAACAACATTATCGTTAGATGAACCTATTTTTGAAGATTGTAAACACAGAGCCCAAGCAGATTGTGTTGCTCAGTATATAGAAAAATTAATGACCGCTGTTTTAAATGAAGTTTCAAAGAAAAACGAAACTACTTTTTCAGAAGAATATGATAATTTTCGTATACATTATTTACATAAATAGATGGTTAAAGCCGGACTAACCATCCGGCTTTATCTTTACCCACCATTCAGCCCCATACTAAAAGTAAAGCCCCGAATCAATTGAAATCCGGAGCTGTCAAATGAACTGCATAAAGTTGTTAATCAAGCAAAGTTCACATGACTTAATTCATTGCCGAAATTTTGTAGAGCTTTCTGTATCTTTTCAACAGTCTTTTTACTAGGTTGTCTTCGTCCTGTCACGTAGTGGCTTAATTGCCCTTGTGCCACTCCTGTTATACGTTCAAGTCCTGCGAGAGATAACTTATCACTATAATACGCAAGGAAAGAAGCCACATCATAGCTGAAATCAAACTCCACCTCAGGAAATTCCTTTCCTTCCTCAATGAAGAACTCTTTCATTTCATCACGAGCTAGCAAGAAATCCTGCATAGCTTCTTGAGCAGTCTTTCCGTCACCCGTAAGACCGAAAGGCAAATTGTTATCATCGGGCATATATGCGCTATACCCGTCGTTGCTGCGTTCTATAAAAACTCTAACTTTCATAATCGTGTGTATTTAGATGGATAGGATTAAAAATTAACCCCTGAATCCCGTTTAATTGATTTTAATGTTCCACTTGCTACCTCTTGCTTGCCGTGATTGCTTGTAGTAAAGAACTTGCCTGTAATTGGACTATACCATAAGGGATGTCCGGCTCTTTGTTTTTTTGTCTTTACGCACCCACCTTCAGCAAGTAGTCGTTCCAGTTCATTATACTTCATATCTTATTCGCTTGATTAACAATACAAAGTTAATGATATTAAATTTAATATCAAACAAATCGCTACGCAAAATGATATTAAATTTAATATCATTAACAATATATGAAAATTAAAAGTTAGTCTTATTCACCAATCATTCTCCGAATCAACTCCCTATTCCTCGGATCATCTGCATTTATCACCTCTCCTGCACCTTTTCCAAGCAATTTCCGATCCTCCTCACTCAAATAAATAGTAGTAATAGCATCAGCCATGAGCATCTTTAGATTAGCATAGCTGATTCCCCACATGACATAATCCATCGTCCATCCATAACGCTGACAAGCAAATTCTATCAATGTCCCATATGTACTATTGCCTCCAAAGGTAACACTGCTATTATCTTTCTTTACTGCGGCTATCCTGCTGCGTTCTAAGCGTTCTTTGTCTATTCCGAAGTACTTGATAAACTCTTCTGTATTATCTCCGGACAGAACGATTGTAAATATGGTAGCGAGTTCTTCTGCTGCTAATTCAGAGAGTTCCTTCGCCCGTGCTTCCACCTTAATGCCATCAAAGACATCTTCCTTCCGGTTGAACGTATAGTTAGACAGTATTCGGCAAACAATCTCCTTCTTTTCGGTACATAACCGAATGGCTTCCAAATATGGATTAGCAGATATCAGTCTAGCATCAGCCTCCAGGCTCTTGAACAATCTTGCCAAGTGATAAGTTATCCCCAACGTAGGAGGATATAAATAAAATTGCTGACTACCAATATTGAAACCGACAGGTCTCTCAATGATGGTATCAGCAATGTTCATTTCAAGCAATTCTTTATCTTCCATAGTGCTAAATAATTAAAGAGTGCCGGTTAAAGCACTCTTTTCTGAAAACAATCTTTTATTAACCTTCAGGTGCAGGAGCACTTGCGGTATAGGGTTTAACCTGATTGCCGGTAACAGGTTTCAATGCGTCAAAAGTATATTTCCATTTCTTTCCTTCTGACGTATCGAAAGTATCTTCTACTGAAACAGTTGCCCGATCAATCAGAATCCCTTCGACAGACGAATCTTCAGGAGTAAGCCGGACAGCATATTCTTCCTTGACTACCCCATCCTCATCTTCGATAGGCTTACTTCTACCTTTGGCCGCACGGATCTCGAACTCAAAAGCGTATGTATTTCTGGAATACTTCACCGCTTCGTTTTCGCCCCCTTCAACCTTAGCTTCCTTCTTCTCTCCTTTGCTTGTCGTTAGTTTAGTAGAGTTTTCTACCGGATCGTATTCTAACTTATCCCATTTAGTTGGGGCAGCTCCATCAGCACCCAGCTTTCCAAATTCAATTTTGGGTTTTCCCCATGATAATTGTGCCATAATACTTATTCGTTTACTTGTTTATACAATAACTTGTTATTGATGAAGTGCTCGCTCTTACCGTTCACTTCCATTACCCTTTGTTTATCCAGCGTGAAACGGTAATCTTCTCCACGTTGCACTTCTAAAAGTTCAGCGGCCAGTTTGCAGAGTTGACGCAGACGGACTGAATTCTCCTCAGCCTGCCCATCACGTAGATTATCGGGAATATAGATATTCACATTTACAAAAGCTTCCTGAATCTGTCCTTTGCCATTGTCAAGCATAGAAATGACAATATCTTCCTTGCCTGAGTTAAGCGGTCTTAGAGTCTTGCTCAATTTCCCGGTAACAGCCTTCTCCAGTTCAGACCCTTTGATTATTTTGTAAACATCATCCTTTATTTCAATATCCGATTTCATCCTACTACCTGACTTTTAAGTTTCTCCATCATATGATAAAATTCAGCATGAGCCAACAGTTCTGCAGAAGCAAGAACAGACTTACTATCTTTGGCTTCTACATATTCGGCATAATACATACCAGCAACGACGATCAGCACATATCCGCTTGAGTAGTTCTTAGCAAGTCTAACAGCTAGTTCCTTACCTGTTTTTGATCCTTCTGAACCACTTAAGACAGTTTCAAAGCCGGACGTCTTCACAATCTCCCCATGAGCAACAACGACATAACCAACAGAGCTTCGAAGATTTCCAGTTTGATTAAACCAGCTTTCTTCTTGTGATCTATCTCTAGCCTCTGTCACGCACTCATTACCTAGATTCGCCAAAGCCTGAATAGTAACCGAATCGATCTGTTTAGTTCCTGTATCAAATATAGCATTAATCTCCGACAATGATGTAGTCATTCTTATAGCCATAGTTTTGCATTTAATTGTCCTCTGTGAAAACCTTGAACCTGTTTTTCAGCTATTACGCACCCATTGTTTAATAGCCGGATAACATCACCTATCTTGAACTCTCTACAATTTTGATTCAGATAAACCACATATTGATACACATATACCTTACCATCTTCAAAAGTCATCTGATTAGCTTTATTGTTAAGTTCATACCGGCAGGGAATACTACCTTCAAAGAAAGATGTGCCGGGATGATAATCGCCTAGATAGTCTTCGTAGCCTTCGATGATTACCTGGTATTGCAATATGTGAGGTCTGAAATTAGGTATCATAGGAATGTACATTTAGGTTTGTTAGACAATTCATCCTTCAATCCATATTGTTTGCACAGAAAGAAATAATAGGATTTGATTCCGTCAAAATTCCAAGAGACTGAAACTCCCCCCTCTCCCATTGAAACGGGCCGAAGCAATAGAGAGGGGATGAACTTAGCCATCGCCACGGACACACGAACTTTATTGCTTGCATCTCGTTCAACATCTCCGTTCTCTAATCCAGCATCTTCTACAATATCCAAAAGGTCAGCCTCCGACAGTTGAATGCCGAAGGTCTGAAACTTCTGTTGTATGTAGTCGTTTGCCGTCATCTTAGTATGGTGTAATCAATCTACTATATGCAGTGTAACTATAATGCGTACAATGCTTCGATTTATATACGTATCGGAACGGACATTTAGGAACAGTAACCAGCTTGCTTTGAATAGCCGGACTTTCAGCAATAACAAATACAGGTTGCGGGGCTGTTAACACCAAGTAATCCATAGGAACGATTTTAACGACCTCGTTCTGAATCATCGGCAGACCAACATCAACCATCACGACATCTGATTTTGGCAAAATAGGTTCGCTAAAACTTGATGCCTGTACGCCCAACGAAACTAAGGACATCATCAAAAAGCCACACATGGCAAAAATAAAATTCTTCATCTCTTTACTTATTTATAAAATTAAACAATGGAAGGGTAGAGATACTACCCTATCCCTTTTATTCGATACCTAATGCTTCTTTCAAAGCAGAAGTCTTTTCTTCATCCAGTTCGCCTGCTTTAGAAAGAAGTGTTCCCTCTCTCATATTTGCAGTTACAGAAACACCGATAGACTTCAATGCTTCTACAACGTCTTTCTTTTCAAACTCCTGTTCGAAGAGAAAAATCCCCTTAGAGGCTTTCTTCTCTTCGATAATTTCGGCAAGTTTGCGTTCCGAAAGGTCTTTCACACGGGCTTCGTCTTCAAAATCGAGGATTGTACCCGGATTGTACACTTCGCCAGTAAACTTGTCGCAGAAAATATCAATCACTTTAATCTTCATAGAATCCTCCTTATCCCTCCGGGATAGCGTTCATGGTTGATAAATCGAAATTCACAATCTTATTCGGAGAAGTAAACTCAGGAATCCACTCAGCAGTGTACTCCATGTATCGACCTTCTTCGTCACGATAGTTGCATACCGACATCTGACCTTCAGCGGTATTATAAGAACGTCCCGGAACCGGATCGGTCATAACATACGGCTTATGGTGGCGCATCTTCATCACCTTATCAGTCTGCAACAGGGTAATACGGTTATCAGCATAAATCTGCACGTTCTCGCCCGCCTGATTCTCTACATAGTCCTCCTTGATCTCGATAGCAGGAAGCCCGATGCCGGTAAATACACTGGAGGCCATCTGGTCAGTCACCAATCCAGCGTTAACCATGAACTCACGCTCGCCAAGAATCATCTTGAATTTATCCCCGAAATCGGAAGCACCTACAATGTTCTTCATGAATGTGCCACGAGACATAATCATCTTGGAGAACACACCGTATTTAGCTTTCAGTTTTTGAATCTCCTGCTGTAAGTAAGAGATAAACTTATCCTTTACTGCAGCTTCTGGAGTAAGGAAGTGGAACGGCAACTCGATATCAAGCAACTCGATATTTTCTTTGTTGTCAGCCAAGTGAACCTGTGCTTTACCAGTCATCAATAATCCAGGAACAACGATATCCATACGCTTGTGTGGAGCAAGTAAAATCTGACGATAATCATCAACAATAAAGTCGATAATCTCCTGTAAGATTGTACTTTGTTCTGCAGTATTGGCAACATTGAACTTATCAATGATATCCTGCAACTGCGACAAACGTTCGATATCCATTTGATAACGGTCGCCCAAGTAAGCGATTTCAGTATAACCGCTTCCGAGTGAACGCCTTTCCCTTAACGGTTTCTGATCGTTCTTGCCAATAATAGAACCAGCAACAACACCCGTTACTGTTCCAAGATAAGTCTTAAAAACACGGGTTTTAGTTTCCAAGAAATCTCCGTATTGCTTCCAATAGATTGTGTCCAATCTCATCTGAAGCACACGGTCGATAATCGCCTTAACGATTGCGGGGTCTGTGAATAAAGTTTGTATGGTCAAATTCATATCTAAACTTTTAATGATTAATACTCAAACTGGAAACGGCTTGTCAATCCCACCTTATCCAATTCATGGATCGGAAGAACTAACTTTCTTTCCTTTACCTCATAGGCTTGCATCAGGAGAGTACAAAGAACCGCTCCATCGTTCTCAACTTTCTTCGCATCATAAAGAACGAAGTTCGCTGTATTCTTCTTCACTGTGCCTGCTACTGCAGTCGCTTCAAATAAAACTGCATCCTTAGCGATATTTTCACCGAAAGCCGCTTCAATAGTCAGGACATCATAGCCCTTGTTAGTCTTGTCGATAGCGACTACTTTCGCTCCTTTTTTACCACTTCCAATAAACATGCCGACATAAGCCAGCGATTCCTTTGCAATTTTGATTGATAAAGCATCAGCTCCGGTCGTGTAGGCTTCTACAACCTTCACGTTGCGAACCGGAATCAATGTACGTTTTACCGAATCAGCCTGAACCGGGGTGAATACGGGTAAGAAAGAACCAACAACCAAATTGGCTATGTCCAACTTCCAAGGACCGCTCTTTCTCACACCTGTCTCAACACGGTAAAACTCTTCCGGTTTATAATCCGGTTTCAAGTCATAATGTGTACCTGCTGCCATTTAATTTACTTTTTAGATTCAACAATCGTTTTTGTACCTTCCGAAATCATACCAGCAATAGATTCGTTTTCTTTCTCAATCTTCGTCTCCGCTGATTCGGGAGGGTTCACACCGCTAAAGCCTATATTAGCGAGTTCCTGCTTTGCGTCCTTGAAAAAAGTATCTAAGTCCGCATCATCGGGAATCGCATAACGCTTTGCGAATGTTTCGGGAATACCATACTCCTTTGCCTTTGCCATAATCTGCTCCTGTCGGGTAGCCTGTAATTTTTCTTGCTTTAAAGCGGAAAGTTCAGTCGAAAGATTCTTATTTGAATCAATCAAAGCTTGTGCCCATGCAGGTACATCATCTTTCTTGTCTTCCGGCTTCGGATTTGGGTTAGGATTGGGATTCTCTATTGGCTTACCATCTTTAAGGTTATGCTTCTTCTCGTAGTTCTGGACAGAAGTACGGGTAGCATCCCCTGCACGGAAATCACCATAAGAATTTAACACGTCCGAAAAGCTGATACCCTCAACAATAGAGTTTACCTTTGTCTCGTCCGTTACACCCTCTGCCTTTTTAGTGGCAATTCGGGTGAGAATAGCAGCATCCACCCCAGTAAACTTGGTTTGGAGGCCCGCTAAGATTTGTTCTAAAATTGTCATACTGTATGAATTAAAATTTGAGCTTCAATTTGCAGAAGTAAAAATACCACCAATACAGATGATTAGTAAATATTTAAGCTTCCTATTCACGACAATAGAACCATTGTCGTGAATACGGTATAAAAGTAGGAAGTAAGTAGGTGGAAGGGAAATAATTAGATGGTGTAGAATTCACCAAGAAGAGATTGTGAAGAAATAGAATAAAAAAAACCGTGAACTAATAAAGGAACACGGCTACATTTTGAATTTATAAAAACTTATCTTTGAGACATTAGATACAATTCATCATAAATAACTTCCAGTTTTGAAGTATCAATATAAAACTGGGTTGCATTTTTAGGAAGTCCAAAGCCATCATCATTGCATCCTATAGGATTCCAAATGCAAGAAACACTATCCTCTGAAACTTTCTTTCCGAATTTATTATCTCTAATAAATTCCCATATCATCCGACCAATTCTATCATTCTTTGTTTTAGACATCAACCCATCTGCCCTCTGATTCTTCCTTATATAAAGGATAAAATCATCATTACCAATCTTTATTTCACTCATAGTATCAAAATGAAATTTATACTTAGTATTATATTTTTCAGTTTAAAATCCAAGCATTGCAGCTGGAGGAATATTCAATACCCGACAAAGAAGTCTTGCTATCTTCAATGTTGGCTCCGAACGTCCAGAAAGATAGTCATTAACACGTGAAGGGCTTATTCCGATCTCACCGGCAAGTTGTTTCTGCGTCATCCCCTTTTCTTCAAGAGATAATTCTATCAATTTCGCAACGGTCGGCTTTTCTATCGGATAATGCTCCTTCTCGTAAGCAATCACTATATCGGACATAACAGTGAGCTCCACTGCATTCTTATCGTTTGCAGGGGTGTTATCATCAACCAATGGCAAAAGTTCCTCTATTCTCGCCAGTGCAAATTCATATTGTTCTTTCGTTACTTTATTCATATCCTATATCTTAAATGGTTGAACAATCTATTTTATCATAATCTTTATGAGTACCAACCCAGCGAATGAAGACGTACCCAATTGTAAACTTAACAACGACAACCAACCGATAGTTGTTGCCTCTGATATTGAAAACGTAGTGTTGGTTGCCTACATAGTCAGCAGAAAGAAAATCAACCTTTATATCAGACAAATTTTTCCATTCGGCTTTTTCTGCTATATCATACCAACGCTCTAAGGCTATGCGTGAATCTTCATAACCTTTGGTTTCATAGAAATCTTTCAGCTTTTTATGTGATACTATTCTCATACGTTGTTCATTTGATACAAAAGTACTAAATAATTTTGAATTATAAAACTATTATAGCATAAATATTTTATAATATCGAATTATACACAATAAAAAAGCGGGACTGAAAAGCTCCGCTATCTATTCACAATTAACCAAAAGTCATTCTTTTGTAGCAGAAATCACCTTTTCATTTTTCAAACTCTGTTCTTCCTCGATTTCTTTCAACTCTTCATCAATTCTATCAGCATTTCCAGCAAACATAATCCCCTCACGCCTGGACCATACTCCGCCACCCACAGCAGAAACGGCAGTAGCCACCTTATCGTTCAAGTCATCAATCATAAAAGGAACCAAGTCTGTCTCGATATCAATCGTCTGTGATGCCTTGTTGAACTCAGTTGGATTAATCGCCCCTAAAGCGGAAACAAGGAAATTGACCCTTCGTTGCAGAAACTCTCCTATCACCTCTGCATGATTACTTACGCTCATATGGGCACCCATAAACATGAAACGGAAAGCGGTTCCTGATGCTTTGCCTACGCCCTTCAATGTCTCAAAGGATATTCTTGGAGTATTGGACATATCATAAGCGTTGTTCGTAAGTGTTTCGGCTTCAAAACGTATTGTTTCTGGGACTTGGTTCCACGTCAAATATTGAGCATCTGCACCTTGCCCGGTAAGCTTCACGATTTTGTCTTTATTCTTCCCGACAAAGCCTTCCACATCACCGACTAATTTTAGCAATGGGAAAAAATGATAATCTATGCAATCGGCATAATTGGATAACAGTTTCTCTAATCGGACACGGAAGGTCTTTATCTTCTTGCAATAAGGTTCGGGACGATAGGCATAGAGAATCGGCAGTTTGGGGAATCCATGAGCGAAAGCTATTCTTTCTTCGTACCCCTTAGATAAATCCCACTGATAAACCATCTTGTCCGTAATAGTCATAAAGCAGATGACTTCCGAATCATCCATGAGCTTCTTCTTGTACTCACGTGAGAAAGCAATCATTTTACCTTCATCGTTAAAGAACGGATAAAGCTTATCCCCACGGAACGGGGACCATAATACGCTTTTCAGCTTCTTGGTAGGTTTTACCTTGCCTCCGAATGTAGTCTTAACTTTCTTCCAGAACTTCGCCCAGAACGAATCATCATCGGTTACGTACCAATATTCCGCTACTTCCTGCTCGGATAACCAGGCACGAACTATCTTCTTATTCTGGTATTTGATTTTATTGGACTTGAATACAGCTTTGACCGCATCCAACAGCTTCTTTTCGTCATCGTCGGTCGGAGTACAATCCATAGACGGTTCTGTGCCGACCGTGAAAGCTGTTTGAATGTTCACTATATCCTGTTCCAATGGAATAGAAATACGGTTTACCGGTTCGTCCTTGTACTTCGCTTCAATTTCGTATGTTTTACCGGTCTCTTCATCGAAAACTTTCTCCGCTTCTTTTTCAAGCACTTTTCTGTCTGGGTACTTCTTTTTATCCACCATGATTTCATGGCGTTCGGGATTCCAGTCGTCCCAAAGTTCACAACGGTCGGGGAGCTCGGTTTTTCTACCTTTCTTCAAGTAGCTTATTTTCTGCCCGATGTCAGGCAATGCTAATATTTCTTCAAGCGTTAATGGCATAATCTATATTTTTAGTGTGTGAATATTCCAGTTAAATCTTTCGGCTTCAAAATACGTCCCAAAATATGTCCCAAGATATAATATCTAATAGGATCGATACAGTGATTCCAAGCGTCTACCGGCTCATTGATATAATGCCCGTCTTTATCTTTATCCCAAACATATTTACGGAGTTCCTCAATGATATGGTATGAACGTTCAGTAACGAATAGTTCCATCTCATGTATCTTGTCAATACCGGCTTTAATAGAACCAGGGAATTTATCTACCGGATAGATGTTCACACCCCTATTTTTGATTTCCTGAATCAAACGAGGGTCGGCACTATCTCCGTAGACTTTCAGCCCCCACGGCTTCAATTTTTCGGCAATGGCATTTGTGAGCATTCCTGTTTCATAGAACAACTCATCCACATAGAGTCGGTTGTCTACGATGCCACAACGAATACCTGTTGACGGGTCGTTGGTATAACCCCAGTCGGAAGCAAGAGCCACTTTCTTTGCCCAAGTCGGGAACTCTTTTACAATTCCCCATTTCTTAAACACAGCACCTTCCGCAACATCAGCCCAGCGGCCGATAACCACGTGAGCATACTTTTCAGGATTACTCACCTTCATATCCTCCACTTCTTTCAGGAACTCCGGTGAAAGATTATTCAAATTATCCTGATAGGTAGTATGGATATGAAGTACATTCGGGTGAGTGGATACTTGAACCTGCACACCGTCAATCTCTACAAGTTTGTGAGTGTTCTCAATGTATTTCTTATAGATAAAGTGATTGGAATCGCACGGGTTCATTATGATAATAATCCGGTTCTGAATACCCTTCTTACGGATGGAGAGCATTATTTTATCGAACTCTTCCTCATTCGTCCACTCCTCCGCTTCATCACAGACGAAAGTGGTAATACCTTGGATGGATTTCAGTTTCGCCGTCTGATTCCCTGAAGAAGTTTTGATACCACGGAACATAATACGGCTCTTTGTCATCTTGTTAACTATATCCGTTTTGGTGGTCTTGAAATACTTGATTGTTCCATCAAGTTCTATCTTCTCCATCATTTCGGGGATGATAGACATACCGGCAGAAACCATCGTGTAGCGGGTGTAGAGAATCTGATGAACAATCTTCTCGGCTTCCGTCATTTCAAAGGTCAGCCGTTCGATGAAAGTGGAAGCATTAAAGGACTTGCCAGAGCCGCGACCACCGGTGATAAGGATAATGAATTTCTCATTATCGGTGTACAGAGGGTGGTATATCGCCTGGGGTTCTATCATTTCAGTTTGTCTTTAATCCATGAATCAATACTGATACCGTGGTTTATGTCGGTAGGAATGTCAGCTTCTTCGTCAAGCTTACGCTCTGTTTTCTTCCAATCTTCATCATAGTGGTACAGAATAACTGATTGAGCCTGTAAACTCGGAGCAAGTTCGCTTATTGTTTCTTGAACAATGGATTTATCGGTAAGCGTTACCCATCCGGTCCCGCCACAAGCTGGGCATTTTTCATCTTCTCCCATGCAGTGGCATTTCTCTTGAATGAATCTACGGGTTTCACTCTTAACCTTTATTCCCCCCATAGCCATTGCAAGGTATTTTGCCCTTACGGCTGCAGTAATCGTTGCCCGCCCACGCACTAATACTTCACTTAATTCTTTGTATTGCCCTTTCTTCTCACAGAACTTTTGCGGTGACAATCCAATAGCCAAAGCTATTTCCTTATCCGTGAATCCCTTTTGGGCATACTTTTCTATGAGAGAAAGAAAGTCTTCGCTTGTATAATCAAACTTAGGCTTTCTTCCTCCACGACCTTTTATATTTTGAGATTCACTATTTGGCATATCAATCTATCCTTTCTATTTGCTCATCAAAGATTTCTCCCTTGATAAACTTCATCCCAACATCATATCCGAATCGTTCACAGAAAGCAGCTTTCGCCTCATAGGTATCAAAGGACAACATCACATAAGCATCCATATCCTCAGCTTGCTTCTGTGCATTCTCCTTGACCTGTTGCTTGACTTCTTTCATGTGGGCTACTTTTTCGGCACGCTCCAACTGCTTGGCGGCTTTATCAGCTTCTTTCTGTTCGGTGACGGGTGACATCATATCAGACAAAGCATTAGCAATGGAGCTTTCTTCTTCTGTCTGTAATAGATAATCAACGCCAATCGTGTTTAGGTCGGCATTGGTCAAGCCCGCGTCTTTCCAATCAATGTCAGGAACAATCTGTGCAAGAGCATTAAAATCCCAGGTACCTTGTGCGTTTGGGTTATTCAACAGAATATTTAGTTCCTTCTCCTGCTTTTCGTCCACGTCAATGACATCGACACGAATACGATAGTCGTTATCGGGGAATTTCTGCAATTCATCCATGACAGACAAACGCTGATGCCCACTGACTACGGTTAACCCGGTTCGCTTGTTCACGACAATTCCACCTACCAAGCCGAACTTCTTAATACCACGCTTTAATGTTTTGCGTGATTCATCAGAAAGTTTTCTCGGATTATAATTGGCAAAGTGAATGGCAGAACGGTTAAGCTCTACTGAATCACTCTTTATATACTTACTTAGTTCCATTATCATACTCAAATAAAATTCTTCCACTCATTGGAAACGCCTTAATTATCTTCTGTAAGTCTGCTGGATAGTTACTACGAAGCCAAAGAAAGCAATCAATATTGAAACCAATACCATTACTTGCCTTATTGCCATATCTTACCGGCTCAGGCAGGTTATTTTGTTTCATATAAGCAAGAATATCCTTTTGCGTCCAATCTGCTAAAGGATAACACATACCATTATTCTCATACCCCTTTTCTTCGTAACCATTCAACATTAATCTACGATTCATACCATCGGCTTTCTTCATACCCAAGAAGGTGTAATAAACATCATGCTTTAACTGCATGGCTTTCACGACATCGGCTAGTTTAAGTAACTTCACATCAGGGTTAGGCACGCAATACATACCGCCTCTAAGAATATAAGTAAGGTTCCAGTGAGGTACTTGTGTTAGTTCAACCTTCGGATATCTAGCTTTAGTCCAGCCGATCCAACGGTTGATATGTTCTAAGTCTTTGACGAAGTACATGAACACGCAGACAATACGATCAAACTTTGGATAGAGTAAATCAAGCAGAACAAGCGAATCTTTACCCAAGGATAAAAACAGTAAAGCCTCACTCGATCTTTCTCGAATGAGGTCTATATACCGGTTCGCTTGTTCTACCTTATTCATGGCTAACCACCCGATAGTCCAAATGAAGTGCGAAGGTCACTATAACGCTGTCTCCGTGAACCTAACTGGGACGTGCCTGCCGCACCTCCTCTTCTTGCAACTAATCTACCGCCTGCACCTGCACCATTCATATTCCGGCGCGGTCCAGATACTCTGTTTACTCTTTTTGCGACTCAGCAATAAAAATTTAAATTAAACAATCAATCTATATGTTTCTCTAAGACTTTACCTAGTGCATAATCAATCTGTGCAGCGAGATACTCTTCACCTTGATGCTCATAAACAATATCTTCGTCATTCTCATCTGTTAGAATTGACGCTTCTGCGTTCTTCACCTCTACAATCATATAAGGACGTTTCCCCTTATATTCGCCTGTAAGAAATTTAATAGCATCATACTTAATGGGATTTAGTTCAATTTCACCCTCTTCGGGTAATTCTTCGTCCACTTTATATTCTTTACCACCACATAGGTAGGTGATATACTTCTTTGCATTGGTAGGTCTGATTTCACGGTATTCATGCGTTTTCTTACCAGCCAATATTTCATCAAAATACCTTTGCTTAATACTAAGCGTCAAAATTTCCATAATCGTGTATATTTTATAAATTAATAATTATTGTTGCGGGACGAGGATTCGAACCTCGGACCTCTACCAAGTCAAAGTAGCAAGCTGACCACTGCTCTACCCCGCGATAGTATCCCCAAAGGTACTACCACAACCAAAGATAACGAAATATCTTCAATCGTTATACACGACAATCGACTTATTGTCGTGAACTTAGCCATTGATCCCGTCTTTCTCTGCACGCCTCTAAGGTAGGCGCACAACAAGAAAACAACTCACCGTCTTCTGTACGATAGTCGTACTGGTACATTCTCACTCTCTTACCTCTCAACTTGGTGTTGTAAGTGCAATAGTTCTCTTTACCGGGTTGGCATACACTGCAACCGTTTTTGTTTATTGAGTTCATCTTGATAATGGATTTAATTGATTAAAAGTCCAGCCGGCTTGTTTTAGCTTCTCTAAACCATCGGGTGATATTGCGTAATCAACTGGATGCGCAGAGCTATCACCAAAACCGCCCGTATAGAAAGTATCTTTATGAAGAACACCAAGCGATTGAATTTCTTTCACTTTAGATGTAGTGTTACGCCAAAGCCATTCTCTATATTTAGAATCACCTTCTTTATCAATGCTAACATAATATCCCTGTACGCCATAGTAACAAAATTCAGAGATATGAATATATTTCGCTTTCTCAACTATCTGTTTTTGCAGCCATTCCTCGGTTCTGAAATTATCTTCGGGTAAAATATAAACCTCTTCTATACCTAAGCCTAAGTTTTTATTTGGCGCAACTTTTTGAGAACGTGGCATCACTTTGTATGTCCACTGGTTATCCGTATGAAATAGTTTCGGATTGTCAAGAATAAATTGCATTAAATCGGTCTTGCTCACTTTCAGTTCTTTTGCCAGTTCGGGTATAAGGCAATATTTCTTGTTGTTCGCCATTTTAAGCAAATCAACTCTTCTTTTGATCTCTGCTATATCCATAATCATTCACCTTTTAATTTTCTGCCACACATTGGGCAGTAGTTAATACTAAAACTATAATATCCAGTTGCACTACCCCAAGTTAATGGTATATCAATGTCTGCGCATAGAGTTTCACCATCATAACTCAAATTACACTCTTTAGACCTGTGGGTAACAACTTCTTCTTGATTGCAGAACTTACACCCTTCGGATTCTTTAGGATGAGCATCTGCCCATGTAACGCCAGAACCAAACATATTTATCATATCAGTTCTATCAAATCCCTCTAAGCTATTCAAGCTACCTACTGTTGCACTTGCAGCAAGTTCTATTTCTTGTCCTCTATCCATAATTATTTATTTACAGTTTATAATTTCATTTATCTGCTGAATCTTGGACTCGCAAATAGATATTTTTCTATTATAGAATGCTATTGACTGTTCTTCTGCAAATATCAATTCTTCTAAATCTTTCTTGTAATAGTTCAGAACGAAAGTTCTACCATTATCATTGAGAATATCCCATACACCAAAGAGGTTAACAAAGTTGTTATAAGGATTTTGAAGATTCTTACCATATCGTATACAATCAAGCCATTCGACGCCTTTGTAACCACCACCCTGAATAATCAACGTACCTGTGTCGTTTTTACGGTACGACCACCCCATGTCGCTACCAAGACCATCTGTTTTATTTAGCTTCACGGTAATAAAAGATAGAAATTGATCCATCCGAATCACACCACCTGTTTTATTTATGCCATAATTATCAGGTAGTTTTTTAATTATATCACTATTTAGTAGTTGAGTTGAAATTGCTATCATAATCGTGTATATTGTGGTAGCCCGAAGGCTACCGGTTAAACTTAGAACTTCTCGATTTTGAGATTGTCATTAATGATAAACCTACGACCGCACTCACAAATAACATGAGTATCTGTGACTCTCTTTATCACCCTTACTACATCTTCATGTACTATACAAGGTGTGCCATCTGCATAGTGACCGTTAGCTAAATCACCTGAAACTCTATACCTCAAACCAATTTCTATTTCTTTTGTATTCATAATCTTCTATATTGCGCAGGGCAAAAGCCCTGCCGGTTAAACTTATAATATTTGAATTTCTTTGTTACCTATCTCTGTATCTACACTTAGAACCTCATATTTTTGAGCCTTGTAGTTATAAACGACCTCACAAGTATTGAAGCCTCTGCCATCTTCTCTTTGGTCATAAACAGTATCTATATGCTGATACATCTTATTGCCTAACATAAAGTTTACCTTACCTGTTGTATTAAATATAAATGCTACTGCGTAAGCTAATGTTTTTTTTGATTCAATCTTCTTTGTTGCCATAATCATATATCTTTTAATTGTTATTACTTCTTGTTTGATGATGCAAAGATAAAGAAAACTTTATCAAAAACAACATATTTGATATAGTTTTATTTATCAATTAAGAATATTTAATAAATCAAACTTTATCAATATTAGGTTATATGATAAAGTTTGCATTACTTTGCGGAGTCATCAAAATAAAGTTTAATTTATGGACTTACGAATAAAAGAAATAATGAGTAAACGCAATGTTACCTCTGCTTGGTTGGCAGAACAGGTTGGTATCTCAAAGGTAGCCGTCAGTAACATTGTAACAGGTAAATCATATCCTTCTCTTGATACGCTCAAGAAGATAGCTGATGTTTTAAATGTTTCAATTATAAAACTAATTGGAGAGGATGATGGAAATTGCAGATTTTACGACAGTGACGTAAATGGAAAGTATAAATGCCGTTTTGTCCTTAGTTCCAATGTATCTAATATGAATTGGAATATGTCTTATGAATACACTACACAAGTCGCCCCCATAGCTGGAGACATATTAGATTTTTCAGCCTTTCATGGTTGGGATGATACCATTATAGCCGACTGTGGAACTAAATACTTTATCGTTGATAAAAGAATATTATACCCTCTTCCAGACCATGAAGCATCTGAGGATGATATGGTTTTGTTCATCTCTCCATATAAAAAATAGAAAACAGATAAGCCGGAGCACTAAACTCCGGCTTTCACTTGATTAGCCCTTTGAATTTTAAACGATTCACGATTTCGGTGTAAAGATACTCAATATTCCCGCTAAAATCTCCATAGTTCTGATACAGAAACACGACATCAGCGCAATTGTCGGAAATAGTACTCTTTGATTGAACCCCCAACACCCTTGACATTTCCTCACGTAATCCGGCAGTCATTTTCCCACCGGCAAGAGAGCTTGGAGAAAACAGGTACAAGATTATGAATATAAATTTCTTCCGTTGAGTAACGCTGTCAATGTTTGGCGGGCATCCTCTTTTATTCATAATTTCAACGAATGTCTTATAAACTTCTTCGATAAGGCTTTTGTCTCTCAAAATCGGTGAAGTCAAAACGTTTTCTTCCTCTGTAAGTTCTGACTTCTCAATACGAATCTTTTTAAGACGAATTATTTTATTAAAATCCAGTTCCATAACACGATTATTTTAAAAGTAAATAGTATATTTGCATCATAATCGTGTAAGATTTGGGAGAACTAATGCTTGGTCGTGCTCGCAGGTTCTCCCTTTCTATTTTAAAGACCTATCCCTTTTAAGAATGGTTTTGTTTCTCTTGTCAACTTCCCTACTCCATATTGAGGCGTTATAGATAGAAGTTGCATATAATCTCAATTCCTCGCTATTAGCAAGAAAATCTACTCGTAATGCCATTTTCATTGATTCAGCATACAAGTTTTGGTCGATATTATTATCCATATTAGTTATTGATTTTACTTTCTAAAAAACATATCTCCCGAAATAGATCGAGCAGTATCATCACCAGTTAGCCGGATGTATCGAAAGAAGTTCTGTTCGGTCCGGTGCCCGGTGAGTTTCATTATCTCAAACGTCTTCATTCGTCCTGTTAAATACATATTTGTTGCTGCACTCCTCCTTGCAGTATGACTGCTTATCAGCTCCCACTTTTCACAAGTAACGGTTTTCAGTTCGCCGCCCTTGGTGAACGAATAGGTAACAAGATCATTCAATCCAATTTCCTTCATTATCACTTTCAGATACTTATTGAAGTACTGGATGCAAAGACCACGGGGAACAAAGCCGTTATACTTGGCAAATATTTCTTTCACATAGTCGTGAGCTGGGACTTTTACATCAACATTCGTTTTCTTGGTACGTTTTACAATGTATCCGTTTTGCAGGTTGGTTGCCGTCAATGTGGAATAGTCGGAATACCTTAGCGCAGTCAGGCAACCAACAACAAACAGGTCGCGGATACGCTCTTTCGCCTTTCTCTTGTCCTGCTTCTCAAACTTGTAGTAGTATATCCTAGTGATTTCATTCATTGACAGGAATACAGCGTTTGTTGGTTCAGTCCTCAAATCAATTTCATCGTAGGTATTATCTACTGCATAGTTGTACTGAGATGCCCGTCGGACGAGTGTTTGAATTTTCAGGATATACCCGACAATGGTGTTATGTCTCAATCCTTGGTCTTCCAAGTATATTATGAAATCATCTATAAATTCAGCCGTCACCGAGTTCGTGAAGATGTCACAATCAAACTCTGAGGAGAAGTTATCAATGTGTTTTATGATCGCATCGTAAACAGCTGCATAGTGTTCAGACTTGCGTCTGCTTCGCTTTTCAAGAACGTCCCGGATGAAGTCTGTGAATAATATACCTTCTAACGGTTTTTCACTCCGGAAGTGGTTAATGTAGTCCTTACGCACTTGGGCGGTCCGGACCGGTTGTGATAATTGTAATGCTTTGGCTGTATCATTTTAAAGGGTTAGTTATTATGTTTATTGAATATCATTCCGAGGTGCTCCTCGATATGATTCGTTATTATCTTGTTTAGAGTATTAATTTACTCGGATAATACTTCTCTATCTCTGGAGATGGTGGAGTAGTTTCTTGCAATTCTTTTTCAAATTCAAAAGCCCTTAACTCATCATGGTCAATGGCTATTCTGGTTACAAAACAATGTACCTTGATACCACTCTCGGTCTGACCTTCCCACACACGAGCAGGGACGCCGTTCAATTCAACTATCTTATCTGTACTTTTGATTGTTATCTTCATTTCTCTATTAATTTGAATTATTCTTCATCATCATATTCTGTATCAAAGATACGTGCAACCATATCTACAATATTTTCCTCAATATCTTCCGTGGATCCAGTTACCGCATTGGCTATATTTTTCTTCTCCTGAATGATCCGATAAACTTTTTCATCAATAGTTCGCCGGCCAAGAAAATAGTAGCAAGTCACAGAATCCTTTTGTCCGATACGATGCGCACGGTCCTCACATTGACAGCAATCGGCGTACGTCCAAGGGAACTCAACAAAGGCGACATTACTTGATGCGGTAAGCGTCAAACCGACTCCGGCTGCTTTTATTGAGCAAATAATAATATCCACTTTAGGATTATTTTGAAAGGCGTCAACCGCTCTTTGCTTCATGTCCGGTGATTCTCTACCTGTTACAGATACAGCCGTGGGGAAGTAACGTTTCAATTGATCTACAACTTCATGAAGCGAACAAAAGAGGATTATTTTCTTTCCATTCTCCCTGAAGTCTTTCACAAATTCAATAACATCACGTACTTTGCCACGAGCAGAAATTTGCCGGAGAATATTGATACGTACCATCACTTCACCACGTAGAGCCTTTTCTATCTTATCATCGTCAGCATCCTTGTATTTCTGTAGATACATAATAAGGTCGCGTTCTGCATCCATATACTCTTTGCGATTTGTAATTTCGCAAGTATTAACCTGACGTATCTTATCCGGAAGGTCTGTAAGAACAAGAGACTTTTCACGACGAAACATGCAATATTGCCAAAGGTTGAAATTCAGTTCTTTCAAATTAGAAGCCTCTCTTTGGCCGGAGCAGTATCGGTTAACAAATGGTTTATAGCCACCAAAATCCTGCATACGGTTTAGAATTGCCAGCTGTGGAATCAAATCTTTAGGCCGATTTACTACCGGTGTTCCAGTAAGTTCTATCACCCATTCTTTACCGGTGCATATCCCTTTACAGAATTTAGCCTGCTGGGTAGATGCAGATTTACAACGATGACTCTCATCAATGATAACTGATTTGAATAAGTTGATTGAGTTTCTAAATTCTACATCTCTCAACGTCCAGCCTTCGGCTTTCTTTATGCGTTGTACGAAGTATTTCTTTAATGATTCATAGTTAACAATAAACACCTGGTGCATTCCTGTCTGGAAGAAAAAAGTCCACGTATCACGTACCTTGTCAGTTAGGATCATCGCTTTTTTATCTGTAAATTTCTCCCATTCACGTAACCAGTTTATTTTGAGTGAAGACGGACAAATGACAAGACAAGGAAAAGCATCAGCAAGATTTATTGTTGCAATACTCTGCAATGTCTTACCAAGTCCCGGTTCATCGCAATTCATAAACCGTTTTAGTTCCAATCCTCGTGCAATACCTTTAAGCTGATAAGGATAAGGCTGAATCTTTAAATTGTGCGGAACGGTTAGATCCGGCAGTTCCGGAATATCATAAGCGATATCTTCCTCCTTTTTTTCTGTACCGTTTACCCAATTTATATTCTCAAACTGCTGTATTTGATAAATCATCCTTTCAAGCTCTACCCTACTCCTTGTCGGGACAATCCAAACTTTTTTAGTACCATCAAAATGTCTACCGGGAATCTGTCTGACCCGATCTATTATTGAAGTCTTATATTTGAATGATAATTCGAAATTATCTCCTTTTAATTCAATATTCATGATTCAGAGTATTTAGCAGGGGGAATTATCCCCCTGTGATGATTGATTATGCGGTTGCGTCAAGAGGTGCAGGCGCCTCTATTTGTTTTTTGCGTCCTCTTTTTTTAGGCTTCTCTTCTTCCAATACAACAGCTTCTTCCGGTTCATCCGTTTCGAAATCAAGCCGCTCTTGTCTGACTCCCCATTTCTCTTCAAACAGATAACTTTCAACTTCCGCATCACAAGCTGCAGCATCAATGCTCAATTCTTCATAGTAAGGATAGTCTGCATCAAGGAGAGGAACGAAGATTTTCAAGTCAACAACTTTGCCGGACTGGAGAAGTTTAGCTCCCATAATGGTAATTCCAGAAACACCATCGACGCTGTCATTTGCATAGCCCGCAATGATATAGTTTTCCAGAGTCTCTGCATAGCCCGGGGAAGTAAAGCTATCTTTGTTGATATTAGAAGCTTCTGGCTGCTCACACAAAACGACGAGATGCAATCTAAGCCGGATAAACGCCTCCCTTAAATCGCTGTGAATGATCTGATCGCAGCTCTTGTTAATTACATTCGTGTAGTTCGCTTCCGAGAAACGCTCATTGTACACTACATTCAAGCGGTCTTTTTTGATAACCGCCTTCTTGATCTCATTTTTTGCTTGTTCCATAATCTTCTTTAGTTGATAAAGTGATAATACTAAATGCTGATACAACTCCCATGACGGCAGCCGTAGTTATTTCTCTAGTCGTTGCATCTTCTCTTTGAGAGAAAGATAATGCCGTAAACAGACCGATAACGGCTAGCCCGATTGTGATTCTTTTTAAGTTTTTCATGATGATTGCTTTTTATTGTTATTATACATTCCGGACATTTTCATTTCTTCTTTTGCTTTACTTATCACAGTTACACACCACGATAGTTGATGCGTTGCCGTCCGATTGCAGCGTTCGCACCAGTCTACCAAATATCGTTCTTCCCTACATAGAGAGTTAACTAGAGTATTTATGGCCGTCGCTGTTGCTTTCGCATTCTTAGCTGTTTCTACAAGTGTCTGCATAACCTCGGATTTCATCGCCTCATTGAGCCAGTATTTTGAGTCTGCAAGCAATTTGCCGGAACGGGCAACATATACAGCCAAGTCATTGCCACGTTGTACAGCTTCTGTCGCGTCTTCGCTCATGGTTATATTGAGAAATGAATCGATATTGGTTAATTCATCCAATATTTGATATTTAGGTGTGATAAGTAAGTTCATATTGTTTTCACTTAAAATATATTTAAACCATTAGTTGCCACCATTTAAAAGCAAGGTCCTCGTATTTCTCTTTTCCCTTGACATACGTAGGGTGATTCCGGTCGGTGATAAAATGCTTGAAGATTCGACAATTCTTTTTGCTGATAGCATAGATAAAATCTTGGTGGCTACCAGCTATATCCATATACCAGGCACGGGATCGGTCCCAGTCAAAGAAATCTATCGCTTCATCGAATTGTGACTGAGACTCTGCAAAGGTCGTTTTCAAATCGCCACCAAAACCGTAAGCAGATAACCACCAGTCCCATTTACAACGAGTATCGAGGTGATAGGCAAAGTTTCCATAATGGAACTCCTGCTGCTTATTTACCATGAACCTCTGTGTATCAGACTGCGCTAAAACGACGGCAAGGAATTGATCCTTCTCCGCTTCCTTCCGGAGAGCCTTACGCATTTCAAGTCCTAATTCAAATTCTTCTGTCGTGTACACATAATCATCTACCATCAGCTTGTCATACCGAACACGGTCATTCTCTGTGATAAGAGCGTCTACAAGAGTACCGAACTTGAATGCCTTTTCTTTATCCCCGTATTGAGCACGGGGATAGAGATAATTTTTAAGTTCTGTCAGATCAGAGTTACTGACTTCTGTACGTGAATAATATGAATCGGGATTTGACATAACTATTTAGCTTTTACATCTGCCTCATAGCTGATGAATTGTGATTCGATATGTTTTTGCTCTTTGCTGTTTGCTTGTTTCTCACAATAAGTAATCATCTTTTTAAATATCTTCTCCAGTTCCTCAACAGGTAAGGTTTGCCCTTCGTTTATCCACCACATTTGGAACACATCTAAGTATCCCTGTTGGTGAAGTACAATAATTTTTTCTTTCACCTTAGCATTTGTCGGCGGAGGAGCAATAGAAGCGGCAGCACCCGCAAAAAGACTACCGATTGAACTTTGCTGCGCTTTCATTGCAACTTCTTGTTTAGCTGCTTCTTCCGCTTTTTTTATTTCTTCCATCTGTTTAGCCGTTTCTGCAGCTTCACGTTGTTTGCGTACTTCTTCCGCTTTGGCGGCTGCCTCTGCATTAGCAAAACGAAGCTGCTCCAACTCTGCTAGTTCTTTACGTTTAGACGGAATACGGTCGGTAAGATCTTGCTTAACGTTTAATAACTTAGCCTTATACTGTTGAGCATATTGTTCATATTTACCTTCTAAGATATTTCGGCGAATCTCCTTTTTTGTTTCTTGACTGATATAGTAAGTCGCTGAATCCGCACTAAACTTATCAAAATGAGATTTGGGATAATCGGTCTGAAAGACTGTGATTCCTATAACTTCGCGATCGAAGTTCTCATGTGTCAAATTAGAGAAGATGCCCTGTAATTCAGAAACTTTACTTGAAAGATACTGGTTGAAATAAGAAAGAAGGCTGTTCTCTATTATCTGTTGATAATTTGCTTTCTCTGTCTCAATTCTAGCTCTTTGCTCTGCTTCTTTCTTTCTTTTCTGTTCTTCTTCATATTTGAACTTAGCATACTCATTGCGTTTTGCTACAAGCTTCCCGGGGATTGTGGTAGAATCTTTAGGATCAATCTCTTTTTCCTGTGAAGTGAAGAAAGAACGCACTCTATCAAAAATCTGTGTGATAGGTTTACGCCGTTCATCCATATTTTTAATAGTTACACTAACCTTTTTCAAGTAGTCAGCTGCAGCCTGGTCTATTGCTTCATTCATACCTTCTCCTTCGATTGTATCAAGGAGAGTTTGACCGGCTTCATTGCATTTCTTGACAGAGTTAGTATTCCTTCCGATGATGTCCGGAAAGGATGAAAGAATGTTTTTTACCTCATCTATTTTGATTAATTCTGTTGCCATAATTGTTTTCTTAAATTGGTTAGTAAATACTTAGAATCCTCCGTTTGCATCATCTTCAGACACTGTTACTTGTACAGGTTCCGGAGCGTCTAATTGCTTTTCTTCTCCGAAAGGAGTCTTAGGGTCATCTACCGTTTGAGCAGGTTCATTCACCTTTTCTTCATCTACAATGCCATAGTCGATAACTTCTTCATCTTCCTGCTCTGTAGCCATCATAGTATACTTTCCGGTACGGACCTTAGGATAAGCATCAAAAGCGTGCTTAATCATCTTATTTTCTAAAAAGCCGGGATCAATGCCGCCACCATTTGAATAGTACAACTCATTAGCTTTGCCTTCTACTCGTTGTCCATCTTTGTAGTATGAGTTGTTTTTGGCTGAAAACTTAGCCAGGCGCTGGATATCGCCTTCAAGTAACCATTGATAGTCTTCAGATCCGTCACAACGAACTATGCGAATGAACGCCCCTATTACATTAGAAGATTTACGAGGTATAGCGGCTGAATAAGTAATCTTCTTCACACCATTATCGAGACTGATAGAGAATATATCTCCTTCGTAAACAATAACCGGGTTATCCGCATATCTTATTTGTCCGGCACGCATACGCATAGTCAGTTCCCCATAACCAGTAACAGAAACACTAGCTCTTTTTTCATATCTATCATATCCTCGTTCATCTTTTTGGCCTGTTTTTACCTTTCGTGGAATGAGATAACAATGAGGATGTGATGTATTATCAAGTGATAGTCCATTTACAGCCATATCTAGGAAGCAACCAAACAAGGACATCTTAGTACACTCCGCCAAGGACGGGTTTTCACGTAGAACCTTCTGAAAATTGAATACTTCCTTGTGATATATTTGTTCGCCCATCTGAGAACCCCAAATAGCGTTGTACATCTGAATAAATTTCGTCTGTACATTTTCATTTTCGACAATTTTCGTTGCTGGAAGTGCGTTTAGCTCCTCCACTCTAATTTGAATACTGTTACTCATAATTGTTTAAATATTAGTTATTTATTAGTCTCCTTGGTATACTCCACGGCTGTATTCTTCCATTAATAGAAGATCCTCCGCAGTAGGTTGTTTGGTTATATCCATTTTACAAGGCATCACCTCTGTAGGAGTTGGTGCAGAGCTACATATCCTTTTCTGTTCTTCTCTTGCATCAAGCTGCTTACCAATGCTTTCCTGTAGAGCCTTTAGCATCTCTGATGATTTCGGTATGTAGGTCATACGGCTAGTTGCATTAGTTGTTTGATAATGTTGTCCGGTACTTTATTATGCAGGTCCATCATTGCGCTGGCTGTTTCCAGTTCTGAACGCTTCACATAATATTTCCCTCGTTCCTTATTATTTGCCGGATAAAATTTGATCCAGGCTTTTTCGCGCCATTCTGTAATCAGGCGTTTTCCGTATATATCTTCCGCTTGTGATATTGTTACTACTTCGGGGAGTAGTCCTAACATCGTCAACGTTTGAACAGTTCCGATCTTAATACATCGTGCTACCATCATTTCGAAGCAATTTTCCATAATCTCTAATAGGCTGTTTCTTTGTTTAACTTTTGAATGGCGTTGAGCTGATTTACTGAAACACATCTGCATCTCTATGCTATGCTGCCTGATTAATATTGATTTTAGAGTTCATATACTTCTTCAATTCTATTTCTTCGTATTCTTGCCCGTCGACTCCGGTTAAGGTCGTTATTGCAGTCAAATGCAATCTGAAAAGCAATGATCCCAAGAAATGAGAGAGCTATGATTGTTTTTTGTAGTTGCTTGAAGTCGATATTTAGAGCAAACACTCTATTTATCCACCAAGCTCCAAGTTCGTTTAGTTTGCTGGTTCCTGTCTTTTTATAAGCCTTATCGAGCAGGACATTTACCGTACCATAGGCAGTACCTAATCTGTCGGCAATCTCCTTCTTTGCTAGGCCACAGGCAGCCAATCCTGCTATTTGATTTTCCCTCTTGGTTAAGGTAGAATCAGCTTGCAGATCCATGATGCAAAATCTCTAATTCGGCTGCCGCTCTGGAAACTCCTTTTGTAGCTTCGAGGGCTTCATTAGCCATTCTTACAGCGACATTCAATACTTTTGCTTTGTAGGTTGAGCGAGCAGAAGCGGGCTTGTTGTTAAGGATATTGTGCACTGTACCCTGTGAACATCCGACTTCCTTTGCAATCTGCTTTTCGTATCCGTAAGGCAGATTTGCTTTGATTGTTTCTAATTGATTTTCCATATACATTATTATATTTATAGTTTCTAGTTCCCGGAAAGGCGATCAAACCCGTCCGGGATTATATAGCTTAATCTTTAACTTCTTCGCAGGTTTCACCGAGCCAAGCGACACATTCTGATGTTCCCTTAGTAAAGTCTACCGCCTTATTTTTAGGGTTGAATTTACCTTCAACTATATCACCTTCCTTCACTCCTGCTTCCTTTTTGAGCTCCCACAAAAGCCACTCATTGGACGTTGAGCCGGTTACATTCTTGATTCTTACTTTCATAATTATGCTTTTAATAGTTCTACTAGAAGTACTTTATCTGCTTCCCAAAGGTTGAATCCCCTCTCTATTTTCCTACGCAGATATTCTCTCTCACCGATCATTCTGATTGCTTTCTCTCTAAGGTCTGATGCACTCCATTTCTCAGCCTGCTCAATCAAGAAATCAGCCATGCATTTTTTTTCCTCAAATAATTCACGAGCTAATACCGTTTGCTTTTCAATCTCAGCAAGTGCTCCTGGAGCTTTCATATACAATTTGCAAAACTCATCTTTGTCAAGTTCAGTATTCATGTATATCTTTTCGATGACATCATACGTTTCTGCCGAGATTGGCTTTCCTGTTCTTTCTTCAAACTCTTTTAGTGTCATATTCTTATTTGATTTAGAGTAAATAATCTATTTTGTTAACTTTATTGCCCTTTTATTTTGGCGTTATCAATGTTTTGCGTTAACTTTATAATGCAAATGTAAACAAAAAGATGACAGTGTAATGTTTTTGATTACAATAAATGTATTGTATTAAGATAATTTAATATTTAATGTATGCATATAGGTAACAGGATCAAGGAAGAAGTAAGCAAGAAGGGCATTAGCATAACAGATTTTGCAAAGCTTATAAAAAAAAGTAGACCATATACTTATTCAATTTTCGAAAAAGAAAATATTGATACAGAATTGCTAATTCAGATTTCAAATGCATTAGGGATATCTCCTATTATATTCTTTGAAAATACACAAGATAGAATAATACAAAATGGAACAAAAAACGTTCTAGTCGGTCACGATAATAATGGTAATATTACAACTACAGAATGTGAAGACAAACTACAGAATGCTTTATCTGAGATAAAGCATCTCAAGGAAATGCTTTCTGATAAAATTAAAATTATTGAAGTAATGACTTCTTTGCAAAATAAACAAATAGAACCGATAATTGATATATATGCCATAGACGGACCTCAAAAGATAGATATTCGGCAGATTAGCAATATAGTACCTTGTACAGGTAAAGAGCCTATATTTGCAGATCATATTAACAGTGGTTCTGGGTATGAATACCCTTGTTGTACTATATTTTTGCAGAATAAATCAGTATATTATACAATGCAAGATTCATCATATATATGGAGCTTAATTACTAATAAATTGTCATTGATAATTTATTGATTAATATACTAAGAATAAGCGATTAACAAACAAAACAATAATAATCATGGAAGACTTAATGGCATTCACTGGCATAGTAATGATAGTATTTGGGATATTGCAGATCATTCTCTTTTTTAAAGTTTGGATTATGACTAATGATGTGAAAGAACTAAAAAATGAGCTTACCAGTATCCCCAACAAATGGGCATTAAACAAAGCGATACTCAAGGGAGATAAACACAAGATCGAAGAAATACTATTCAACACTATGTTTATTAGATTAAAAAAAACTTATGATGATTCCTACCCTGATTACGATGGTAGTAAGGAGATAATTTTTGCAGAACAGGTTTCTATCATAAAAAAAGAATATAAAGAAAGGTACTTGAAATATGGCATCACTTTTCCTGATGCTGTTGATAAGATAAAAAAGTCAGACGATTTTGAAAATTTATAGCAGTGTAGATTCCATCAGCTCCATATAAGCTGAGTTCAGGAGCCTAGTAAATTGATTGTGCAACTAAATACGAAATACAGAAATCTAAAATAAACTTTTATGGTAAAGATAAAAATAACTGCGGAAACAAATGGATTTGTTTTGTTGGAACATGGAGAAGTTTTTATAAAAAATAATAATGATGTTTCTTTGAAATTAATCCCCAATGAGCAAGAAGTTCCCCTTATTATTAATATTAAATTTGCTAACAAAGGAGGACGTATGGCTTCTGTTGAAAGAAATATAGTGAATGATAAACTGGTTTTCACTTGTAATAATTTTCAAAGTGAGCCAGGAAATTGGGGTGGAATAATTGAACCAATGTTGATTGGAGAAACGGATGAATACAATCTCTATCTAAGCTTTTTAGTTTGGAACATTGATACTATAAATTATAATCGTCTTTTAAATTATTCGTTCTGGTTAAAAGAGAAGAAATATGAACAAACTGAGATTTAACACCAAAAGCGAAACATACCCTACGGATAATAAACAGAATTTTAGGTGGCGCTCAGAAGGCCAAATACCCCAAATTATAGGAAGTGGAGAAGATGCCAAAAATTCTATAATTTACCTAGTTTTAAAATGGGCTTTCATTGCAGCAGCAGTAATTAGTACTTTAGTAATTATAAACAATTGGCTTTTTAGAGATTGTGAGAATAAAGTACCTGATATAACAAGTGACCTTAAAGTAATATGGGAGATAGTTACTCCTATTATAACATTGGCTTTGGGATATGCATTTGGCAAATCCGAGAAATAAATAAAATTGATTGTTTAACTAAAATAAATGCTATGAACATAGAAACATATATAAGTCTTGGGTTATCTATATTAGCAACTATAGGAACTCTATATACATATATAGTACATACAAGCAAACTTAATTCACAACAAAAAGAAATCAACAGCTATTATATAAAACACCTAAAAGAAGAAAATGAAGAAAAGAAAAAAGCGGTGCTAGAATGTTCTGCTGAAGATGATGATAAAGAAAGTATCTCCTATCTAAAGATAACTAACAAAGGAAAAGCTTGTGCATACAACATTAGAATCGAAGTAGATAAAGATGAAATATTACCGATGTCGAATGATGACGAATTAACGTGCCCAAATTTACGATCAGGAGAAACTTGTAAATTGCCTTATTTTAGTTGTTGTAGCACCTTTATAGATCAAATTACTATTATTTGGGATGATGATTTTGAGCCTAACCGTAAATATACACAAAAGCTAAAATTAGGCATAAAGTAAAGAATACAATATGAAAGAAAGTTATACAGGAAAATTAAGATGTGCAACATGTGGTGACACTGAATCTTTTGAATATAATGATGACAAATCATATATCAAATGTGTTAAATGTAATAGAGAATATTTTGGCGGATATGATGAACTACTTTCATACAATCAAGAGACGATTGAAGAAGTAAAAGGACAAATAGAAGCCGATGCGGAGGCTTACATCAGAAAGTCTTTGGAAGATACATTTAAAGGCAACAATTTTTTCAAAATTAAGTAAAAAGAGAAACTATTTTTTTTATTAGACCTTTGACTTTGTTTGTAAATGATATTTCTCCTTTTTCATTATCTGCTTTACAAACATTCAGCAAATGGATTTCGAAAGCTATATTTTGAAGTTCTCTATAGTATTGAGGATTGATAATAACTTGTTCACCATCTAGAGCTGCTTCTAAAAAATCAATTGGACTAAAAGGAGTGTTTCTATTTTTAGACAACTTAAATGTCATATCATATACGATTTCTCTATCTTTGGTAATTATATGCCGGATTTTACCAGTCTTTTTATCAAATGATTTGGTAATGTTATACTCTGCAATAACCATAGTAAAAAGTTTATTTTAAAATATAAATTGTAATGAAGAATATCATAGAAAAGTAAGCATTCGGTAAACCACGTATTTTTTCCTCAAAC